ACGTGCCGATCTCGATAGTCGGAGCATCGAGAACGCCTGTGACTCCAAAGCACGCAGCGGCGAGGCGCGAGGCTACTACGTTCAGACCTGCGACTGTCGAGATCCCTGCCACAACCGCCTTGACCAGGGTGTCACCGTTCGAAGGGTAGGTGAGGGGATCGACCAGGAGATCGACCACGTCAACGTAGATATCGATCTCCTCCGGTCGTGAGAACTTGACCGTATGCTCCAGTCCCTCAGCGTCGAGGGCGGTACCAATTTCGTCGCCGTGCGTCTCAATGCCAGCCGCAACCGAAGCCAGGAGCTGATCCCAAATGTCCTGGTCTTCGCCCCCCTGAACCATGACTTCCACGGAATGCGGTGGCAGCCCGTCAGCGTCCGTCGTGTCAGTAGGGTTGTGGAACACGGTGACCGACGTGACCCCGTCAAGCTCTCCAACGTCGCTTCGAATGGCGTCTACCGGTGCGGTACCGGGGCGGGTTAGCTCCGCAACACGGCGAAGCCTGAGCTCCTCATCGGTCTCAATGTTCCGCCCAAGCGTAGCGTCAAGCAGATTGATCGCCATGTCCCAACCGGTGACCGGGGTCTCGATCTCGGTTAGGTCCCCCGATAGCGCTACCAGTGGACCGGTCTCCACGGACGTTGCCTCGACGTCGACGGCGGCGAGGCCGTCGCCCAGATAGATCCAGGTGACGGTGTTGTCGGCGAGGGTGTCACCCTGGTCGAGCCCATCGGGGTCGGGACCATCGGGGGTGTCACTGGTTCCCGCTACGGAGCACTGCCAAGCGGCATCAGTGCTCGAGACCCGGTCACCGACGGAGTATGCTGTCGACGCTACCCATGCCGTGAGCGCCGCTAGCTCGACGGTCTCGACGGTCTCGAACTCAACGCCGGTGCTCACCGTGCTCACGCGGGAGCCCTCCCCGACCTCCGTAGTGTCGTCTCCCGTGAGCGTCAGGGTGGCCGTCGACGATGACGCCGGCAGCCTGAGCGTTCCTGTTAGGGCAGCGAGAGACGCTAGGCGGTCGTCTTCGGCCGCGTTGGGGTCGGTGGCGTGGTAGACTGCTTCGCTCAGCTCCCAGACGGCGGCGATTCTCTCGGCGACGATGCCGATGATCTTGCCGTCGACGGAGCCGTCAGAGAGATCTACGGAGTTTCCGAACTCCTCGCGGAAGTCGTCATTCATGCCCTCCCGGACCTCGGGCAAGGTCAGCGAGACGAAGCCGGTTTCAGTTAGACCCGCCAAGGTATCAGAATCCTACCGCAGTTTGGCCCGAGGTGTCGCCGAATTCGGTCCGTACGGCCCAATCCACGGACAATGCGCGGGTTTGGCCGTCAAAGTCAGCCGTCAGAGAAGTGATCTCCACGACGCCGGGGGACTTCAGGAGCTCCGTGCGGATGATCTCCCTGGCTCGGGCGCGGTCGAACTTGCGTCCGAGTAGGTCTTCGAAGTAGGGCACACCTTCGTCGAGGTTGAGAAACCACTCGCCACGGAACAGCTTCAGACGCACTCGGATCCCCTGCGCCACGGCTTCGAGTCCGCTGACGAATTGGATCGGCACGACTAGATCGCCGTCGGCGTCGAGCTTGAAATCGATTGGTTCGTTAGCTAGTGGCATCAAATACCGCCCAGATTGTCGCCGTGGTTTGGAAGAAGGTATTTGAAAGAGTTCCGAACGGGGACGAGATGATCGACAACCTGTCCCCGGCGGAGAACGCGATCGTGGCAGTGTCGCTGCCTTGGTTTACCGAGCCAGTCTCCAAATCAACGAACAGATCGGCGTTACTTCCGTTGATTCGGACGCGGTAGCGGATGTCCTCTGTCGCCGATCCTGCGTTACCGTGGCGCGCGGTTAGGGCGCGAATCTCCCCGTCCGAAGGGGCTACAATCGATTGCTCATTTGAAGATACACCCGCTCCGGTAGTAACGGATCCCGGAAGCAGGTAAAGGATGCTGGTAGCGTGAACGTCTCGGCAGGCGAACACGAGCGGCACCACCGGTCGGAACTGGTTAACCAGCTCGTGAGCGAACGCTCGCCAAACGATCTGTTGCTTCTCTTTGAAAGTCTCCCCAGAGGAAGTGTCGGTCTCCATCAGGGCGGCTTCGAGGACGTCGCCCAGTGTGTCGGCGTGGCTCACGAGATTTTGGTCTCCGTCTTGGCCAGGGCGTCGATCTGGGTCTGAAACGTCGTGAACGCTGCGTTAATTGCCGCGGTGACTCCTCCGCCGACACCCGCCGCGGCGGTAGCGACGGCCGAGATAAACGTCGCCATCGCGGTCATGAACTGGATCGCTTTGAAGGTCGGCTCGACCAGCCCTTTAGTACCCCATGGGATCGCGATGGCGTCACTCAGGGAATGGCGACGAAGGTCGCCGGGGTCTTTCACGGCGCCGCCGGTCGGCTTCCACTTGTCAATCGACGACTCTGCCATGATGAGCAGAACCAGATCGCCCTTCGCCACAGGAACGACGATCCGCCCGAGCCCTGCGCCGAAGAAAACGACGAGGACATCGGTAATCACCGGAAGTTCGTCGACGGCGTACTCCCCTGACTCGTCAATGAACGAATGACCGATTAGCGGCTTCACCGACGCGCGCTCGGAGCTCGAGCTGTATGACTCGACCCGTCCGGGGACCATCGTGTGAACGTCGCGTAGGCGATCCTCTAGGGTTCCTGAGAACTGCTGTGTCAGGGACGGGATCACAGCGGCTTAGCCTCCACGGAGGTTTCCCACTCCGAGCCGTGGGTGTCGCCGATATGCCGGCAGCTCTCGACCTTGAACAGCCCCTCAACGCTCCGGGACTGGACGTCGATTCGGCCACCGGGCTGGATCGCCGGGTGAAGGGAGATCGAAGCGTGCAGGGTGGGGGGTTTCTTTGGCTTCTCAGGCGACGCGAGCTCCGGGGAGCCGATCATGCCGGTATCGGACGAGACGACGATCGGGGCGTCGTCGACGGTGTCGAGGTCGCGGAGAATGACGAGCTGTCCGTCCTGAATCGACCACGTCATTCCGAAGCGCGCCATCGCCGCGGTCAGGGCTCGGCTAGCGGAGCCGTGGAGTGCGAGCCCGGCGACGAACTGGCGATCGAATTCCTTGCCGGTTACTTTCGCCTTCAGTCCGAACTGCTTGGCGACCTCTTTGACCAGGTCCCGGGCGGTAACGCCGGCGCGATACGAGCGGTTTAACCGCGCGTGCCTGATAGCTCGCTCGCCGTCGCCGCACTCGAGCCGGGTGACCCATTCGGTGGCGTCTCGCTTCGAGTACGCGAAGCGGAGATCACCTGAGAAGATGCGCTCGGTCTCGCCGTCGAATCCTGCTTCGAGCCGGACGTGGATTCGCGGTTTCTGTACCAGGGCGCGAGATCTCTCGGCGAGGTTGTAGATTTCGATGACAGCGCGGTTAGGTTCCTTGTCGAGATTCTTGTCGATCTCGAAACGGATTCGCAAGTCACGGATCGTTACCGAGTTGGTAGTGCGAAAGAACGATCCTTTGACTACCTCATAGATCGTCAGCGACGCCGTACGTTTGAAGAGTCTAGACATCGCTGTAATAGAGAACGATCACCCGGGTACCGAGATCGTCGAGGGCGGGCTTGAGTCCGGCGCCGGAAAGGTCGACGGCGAGGAAAGTGCCGGCGGGGCGGTCGGGGTGCGACGTGACTCCGAGCTTGGCTCCCAAGACGATCTTGATTCCCTGCTTGATGGGCGCGCCCTCGTTCGTGTTGATGTCCATGTACCAGGACTCCTCTCGGGAGTTCCAGCGGACATCGAGGGCGAAGTCGACCCCGTCGAGAGTGGTACTCACGCGGTAGTTAGGGATCGACGGAGTGAGCGGTAGTAGCGCAGGCATCTAGATTGGCGTCGGGTAAAGGGCGGTGACGGCGATCTTGGCCTGCCTTGGGGTATCGACCTGGTCGGCGCTCTTGTGCCCTCGGTTGACCTTCTTACGCGCGGGAGGGATCGCTACGCGAACGGTGGTGCGCTCGTTCGTCTTAAGAACCACTTCCTTGAAGGTGGCGCGGAAGTTCAGGGCTTCCCCCGTACGCGCGTCCTCGGGGAAAGAGAGCCGCTCGAGAACCATGCTCGTATAGGTACGGCGAGGAGTCTCGACGGTGATAGGTTCTTTGTCGGCGCGAATCTTCTCGAGGTGGGCGCGTGCGTCGGCGGATGGGAGATCTCCGGTGCGCTCGATGAGTGGGCTGTCGGAGACGATGCCTTCGATGGTCAGAGAGATCGGTAGGTCGCGAACGTGGTCGGTAACGTCGGCTCCGTCTTCGACCGGGTACTCGGTGATCTCGGAGTCGAGGGCTGGATCGATCGCCGTGGCGACATCGATTGGGAATCCGGCGATGATCACCATTAGAGACCCAGCTCCCGCATCTTCGTATCCCAGAACTTAGTGATCTCTCGCTTGGCGATCTCGACCGTCTTGTATGCGTCGGCATTGCCTGCGTGGATCTCTAGCTCGAGATTCAGGGTAGGGGCTAGGCCGCTAATCCCTGAGAGCTGTCGCGGTGCCTCGGGGACGATGTTGAACTCGGGGACTAGGGGCTGGTTACCTCCGCCCAGCCCCCCGCTCAGATCGTCGAGGGTGGAGCCAGGACGGAAGCCCAGGGCGCCGCCGTCGTTCCCCTCAAGGTTGCGCATCGCGCGAAGGGTGTCGATGATTCCCTCCGGCACCCCGGAGTCACGTAGCACCATCTCATCACGCGCCTCTTCGCCGGCGAGACCCTGCTCGACGATCTCGCGCGGAGATAGTCCTGCCTTACGCCCCTCACGGATCACAGTACTGCGGGCACCGCCTGCGACTGCTACAGGATCATCATCTCCGCGGAGGACGTCGACGAAGTGTGCTACGTCCTCGATTGCGCCAACTAGGTCCGACGCAAACCCTAACGCTGTCTCTAGCGCCTTGCTCATGGCTTCTACGCGCTCGGGTGTAAACGCTTCGGCGACCGCAACCTTTACGTTGTTCCAAGCCTTCTTTACTTTCGCCGCGCTGGACTTCTGGAACTTGTCGTAATCTTCGGCGACGTCATTAGCGTCCATCGTGCCGGCGGCAAGCTCATCCCAAGCGTCGCGATTTTTCGTCAGCTGGATCGTCGCTGCTTCGGCTTCCTTCCGACCTAGAGCGTCGATTAGTAGTGTTGGATCTTTGGCGAGCTTGCTCTCCCCGAGATCCTTCATGATCGCGGAGAACGATCGCATCCTCTTAACGCCGTTCTCATCCTTCGTGAATACCTGAATCTTGGCCTTCTCGAGCTTCGCCGCGTTCTTGACGATCGCGCTCATGAGTGAACTCAGCTGCGTCGCGGCCTGACTGGCGGAGCCGGCGCCGCGCCGGGTGAGCTGGAGTGCGGCGTTCAGGTTCGCGAGTCCTCCAAGACCACCACCACCGGCGAAGCGTTCGGAGAGCGGGGCGATCTCTGACATGAGGCCGGCGACGTCCTTAAGCTCGATAGCGCCCGCCTTACCGCCAGCGATCAGGATCGAGAATGCCTTCTCAAAATCCTTGGGATCGATCTGCATGTTCTGCATCAGCGCCGCTGCCGACGTCGTGATGTCGTCCATACTGGCGCCTGACGCGACAGCGACCCTAGCAAAAGTCTTCATGGACTCTGACGCGGCTTTACCCTCGCCGGTTAGTGCGATGAACTGAGCAGTTCCTTTGAGCAGTTCTTCCTTGGCGACTCCGGTCGCCTTGGAGACTTTGAAGATCTGTTTCTGGACTTGATCCATCGAACCCATTGAACCCTTAGACGCGATGTCGAGCCGGGTCAGCTGCTCATTGAAGTTCAGCGCATCGCGCCCGGCGTCAACCATCGCTCCACCGACACGTCGGGCGGCGTTAGTGATGCCGCTGGCGATGTTGATGCCGAAGCCCGTGCCGATGTTCTTTTTGAGGCGCTGAAACTTCGACGTAGTCTTCTTATCGAAGTCGTCGATCTTGGCTTTGGCGCGCGCCCACTCGGCTTCGTTGGGTTTGATGCCGAGGGTGGCGAAGAGTTCGGCGACGTTCATCTATCACCCGGCTTCGAGTGAATCGCATCCTCCCAAGCGTCGAGCGTTCGGTACGCTGCAAATGCCTGGCTTAGAGTGATCGTTTCCATCTCGGTCAAAGTGATTTTGTCGGCGAGCCAGAGACGCCTGACCATCCACGTGTCAGCGATGTCGTCGTCTAGCTCTAGACGCTTTCCTTGTCGCTGCCTCCGCCCAGAAACAGAACGGAGGCTTTGGCGAAAAAATCGCCGTAGTGAACCTCGATCGCGTGCTTGGTCGCCTCTAGTAGGGCGAACATCTGCCCGGTGAAGACTTGGTTGATCGCTTCGTCGGAGTCGAGCTCGACGAGCTTTCCGTCGACCTCGAGGGTCGCGGAACGAAGCGACTCGCGGGCGAGATCCTGAATCGTCTCGGGGTCGAGCTGAGACGACACAAGGATGATGAAAGTGACGGTGTTGAACTCTCCGGTAGCGAGCTGCTGTAGAAACGGCTTGCTCGCGACCTTCGCGATCCGCGACATGAGGGCGAGAGAACGCATCGCCGGAATGGGGGCGATACGGAGCTTGTGCCCGTTCGAGAGACGTCGAGACTCCATAGGCTAGACCAGCGACCCGCCGACGTGGATGTTGAGCTGAGCGCAGAGCAGTCCCCACTCGCGACCACTGGCGGCGTCTCCGTAATCGATGTTCGCGAGGCGCACGAGACGGGCGACCGGCGAGGCCACCAGCGTAGTGCCCAACAGGTTCTTCATCATCAGCGGCCCGAAGCCAGAGCGGAACAGCTTGTCATCCCGCGCCGCGGCGGAGAGTAGATCGTTGGTGTCCGACTCGGCCTTGAGGGTGAATCGAACGGTGCCGCTCTCGTCCGGGTTGTAGACGAAGGTGATGTCACCGCCGGCGCCGGGCGCCATCGACCAGGCATCGACGCTGCGCTCGACGTTGACGAAGGTGCCGGACATGACTCCGACGATCGGAATCTGACGCCACGTCAGAACGATCGCCGAGGGATCATAGGTCTTAGGTACGCTCATTCAGTTAACTCCTTAGACCGAGACCAGTCCGGTGATCTTGCTGACCTTGTGGATGGAGCCAGCTCGCCTCGCCTCCCAATCGATATCGGGAAGCAGGCGGGCCGACTTGTTCGCGTCCGAGACATCGGCGACCTTGGGGACGGTGATAACGGGCTCGGGGTCGGCGGCGAGAATTCCCTGGTCGATGGCTCGGTCTAGGGAACCGCGCACTTCGTTCTCAATGGTCGCGACACCCGGATCGGTGTATGGGATCTTTTTGGCGAAAAGGATCGCGGCGAAGACCGAGGTCCCCATGTCGTCCTCGATCCAGTCGTCGCCTGTGGTGACGTCGATGTAGTCGCCGTCGCCTCTCGTGCCTTCCCACGTGAACGAGCGCCCTACCTCGCTCTTGAGGTAGTTCGCGTCTCGGTTCTGAATGTTCGTGCGCTGGGTCGTAGAGAGCTTCGGCGCGGCCACCCCGGCGAGCTCTTGGTAAGCCCAGGTGATGGTGCCGGGCAGGGCGGGGAGACACTTGCCAAGAACGCGCGCCCCGAGCATGTCGGCCGGCGACGGGTGGTAGTAACCCGAACTTCGCTTGTAGCTCGCGGCCTGAATGTCCTCGAGGACGTCGGTCGCTGAGCCTACGACAACGGTCGCGGCGCTCGAGTCATTGACGTCGGGGACATAGATTTTCTTCTCGGTCTCGATCCACGCTGCGGCGGCGGCGACGTAGTCGATCGAGTTATACAGGGTGTAAAGCCCATACCAACCGGAGTCAGCTTCGTTGATCGCGGCTAGGTCGGTCGCTAGGGTGGGGGTCGGCTCGGCGTGGTCCTCAACAATCGAGAGGTCGGCGAGGTTCAGAACCTCGAGAGAGAACCACTCGCCGGCGGCGTCTGCGGTGACGTCGAAGGTGCCGTCAGCGCCAGTGTCATCTACCGTAAAGTTTGCCCCGACGACAGCTTCCAGGGCGGTCTCGAAGGCGGCGGCGATGGTCGCGACCGTGTCGGCGCCGTCCGCGGTGACTTCGACCAGGGTTGAAGTCACGCCTTCGCCCTCGACCTGGATCTGATAGACGTGATCCTCGGTGGCGTGGATGACTTCGAGCGCGTAATTCTTGGTGGGCTTGCCTCCCGCGCGGCCGATGGCGATCTTCGCCGGGCGCGGCGACTGGGCGAACATTCCCGAAGCGGCGATGTACTCAGGGCTAGTGGTGACGGAGAAGTCTGACGCGACCTCCGTCAGATTCGAGTAGAACCGAATACGCTCCGCGAAACTGGCGTTGCAGCTCAGAATCATCGGAACGTTCTGAACGGTCTTATCCACGGCGCCGCCCGTGGTGGAAATCTCAATATCGACATGATCAGTCAGCGCCATTGGTTACCCTTTCGGTACGATACTTGCATGGTGGGGTGTCAGAGTTAAGCCAGGGGATTGGAGGGCACGTAGATCGACGCCCCGTCATTCTCTATCTCCACGAATTCAATAAGGGAACCGGGCTCTGACACGTCAGAGAACATCGAGAGCGTCACGCCGACCTGCGCCCGGGGCTCGAAGACGGATCCCATGACTCCGCCCATATGCTTGACGGAACCAGACCTGAGGTAGCCCACGCCAGCGGCCTGGAACGCCGCCTGCTGAGTCGGTAGGGCGGCGAGGGCGAGCGTCTTATCGAGCCGGGCGGCGGAGTTCAGGGCGCCAGTGGCGGCGCCGTCGAAGCACTGGATCGAGAGCACGATCTCCCGTGGCCCGCGCGAGTGGAACGTGACGTCATCGCCGTCTTCGACCGTGTCTGACCAGTCCGGTCCGTTGCGATTGACCGCGACGATCTTCAGGGTGGCGTGTGTGCCCTCCGGTCTAGGAGAATTCTGACCGGCCCATATGACCTTGGCTTCGGCGAGTCCTGTGCCACGGACCACCCAGGCGTGGATCGCGTCTTCGATCGTCGTCCAGAATGGGTGCGCTGTCTCGACGTCGAGAGGCGCGTTTAGAATCTCGGCGACCTGCGCGTCGGTGAGCGCTGGCTGATCCTGGTTCCACGCAGCGAAGTAGCCGACCTCGTAGCCGATCGGCGTCTGCGTGTTACCGCCAATCGACAGCGCGTGGATCGGCGACAAGTCTGCGGGGGTCACGTTGCCATAGGTGATGGTGTTGCGGCCGAAGCTCGTATCTATATGCAAACGGCCCGAGTCAGGGTCGATGCGGGTGATGACGTCGATCCAGGCCCCGACATGATCAGGGAGGGAACCGACGCCGACCTGGCGGCTGAATGGACCGTCATCGACGAGGATGTTGATCACCTCGCTGGTGCCGTGCGCCTGCGCATACCAACGCGGGTCGGCGCCGTTCTGGCCGAACAGCATCCGAAACGCCGTCTCGCTCGGGATTTTGACGCGCGCCCATGCGGCACAGGGGCCTGCTCCGGGGTCCATAAAGACATCATCCGAGCAAACGAGGCGGGCGCTGGTGGCTCCTAACTGGATCGCCTTACGCCCTGACTCTCCGTCGACGCCGAACACGACCGAGCTGATAGCGTCGAAGTGCCGCTCGCCGCCCGTCCAATCCTCCGCCTGATCCGAGCCCTCATCGTCCTGACAGGAGAGCCCTACGCCAGGCAGCTGCGCACTGTAGCTATCAGCCCAGTCAGCCGCGCTCTCGGGGTATCGTGTTTTCACTCGACCACCTTCGCGGCGTACGCGCGCCAGTGAGTGTCACCGAAGGCTTCCCACTTCTCGGAGCGGAAGACTTCGAAGGAGTCAGAGCCGATCGCGACGGAGTCTTTCAGGAGTAGCTCCGTCACGGTGAAGACAGCTTTGATCTCCTCGCCGTGGTGGGACTCGGGGAGAGTCATCAGCTCGTGCCCTCGGACGGGCTGCACGACGGCGTCAATCGAGAACGTTGAATCGGAGCCGGGAACGAAACGCCCGGCGACGTGCGAGCCGGCGGCGGTCCGCGTGACCGTGTATGAACCGGTCTTCAGACTGTCGATGACTTCGATCATTCGACATCACTCGTGATGGCGGGGACGAGTCGGCCGTCATCGATCAGCGTCTTCGAAGATTTCTTTTTCTCGATCGTCGCCGGTGCGTTCTCAGGCATGAGACCGGCGGCGATTCGCGCCTTCACTTTCGCTTCGGCCCACACACCAACGCGCTTGAACGCCGTCTTCCAGTTCGCCCGGCCGGCGAGAACCAGCTCCGCCTGCTTGGCGATGAACTCGTTGAACTCGCGCTGAAACTCGGGATCGTTGAACGTGGTACGGAGTGGTGCGCGCTCGGGAACGCCAGCGCGATCGGAGCCGTACTCGTGGATCGCCAGGAGCTCAGCCATCGACAGCCCGTCGCCGTGGTCGCCGGCGCCTTGGAGTACTCCGACCTTCGCCTTAGTCGTTTTTGCGTGCTTCAGGCTCGTGGCGAGCTTGCGCCACTTGGTGTCATCCCAAGTCAAATAACCATCGGCGCCTTGGTCGCCGGGGGAAGCAGCGACCTGTAGATCTTGCCGTAGGGCGTGGCGTCAAACAGCGGGTGGCTCCCGGTCGGCGAAAACGCCGCGAACTGGCGGGTAATGCCTCCGGCAGCTTCCATCGTCATGGGTCCGCCAATGCCTATGCCCTTACGTCGGACAACCTCCCCGTGGTGAGCGGCGAGGTAGGTTCGCGCGAGCTTCAAGCGCTCGTCGGAGAACAGGGACTCTTTCAACGCCGTGTTGACGTGCTCTAGGATCAGAGTCTGCGCGGCGGTCGCTACCGACGAGAGGTCAGGCGCGACAGCCTCGACGTCGGCCCAGGTGATCGCCATGGCGCTACCTCTTGAGGGTTAGGTGTGCCGAGAGGGTGCCGCTACCAGGCGTCCCGCCGTCCGGTACGTACTTGAGCATCAGCCAACGGTGCGGGATGCTGGCGATAGTCGCTCCCGACGATCCGGTTGATCCGTCGGGAGAGTCGATCGACCCTGAGATCGCCTCCCAGTCGTCATCGTCAACTAGGCTCGGGTTGGGCAGCTCGCTACTGTGAAGCGTGATAGTCCCGAGAGGATCACCAACCCAGTCGAACCGGAGCGCCGCCAACGAATACGCGACGACTCCGATTCGGACACGCTCGGTGTCCGTTTCGATGTCGAGCTCGTCCCAAGGGACGTCGAGGCGGTACAGGTCCACTCAGACGACTTTCTAGAAGTCGTCGGCGTAGGCCATCGACTTCGGGTAGTAGAGCTCGACGCCGCCGATCCTCGCCTCACAGAAGGTGGTGATCAGGTAGCCGCGCGCCTGCGGAGCGAGCTGAGTGAACTCCTTCGGGATGATGAGCTGGAGCTTGTCCTCGCTGCGCTTGTAGCAGACCGAGCGGGTGACGCTCCCACCGGAGCCGGCGGTCTCGAGCTTCTTGCTGAACTCGACGCTCTTGACGCTGAGCGAGTTCTTGAGGAAGTGCTGGAGAACGGTGGTGCTGTCGCCGTCGCCAATGCGGGTGGTCTTCACCTTCTCCTGAAGGGAGAGGGGCAGGATCATGGTGTCAGGACTCTCGACTTCGTCGGAGCCGTCGATGATCGAGGACTCGAAAGCGAACAGATCGATCAGCATCTCGATCGCGTTCTTGTCTGCGAATTTCTTCGACCCCTCCGCTCCAACCTTCGGCGTATAGGTGACGGTGTTGCTCTGGTTGAGAATGCCTAGGAGCCCGGTCTCGGCGTGACCGTTGAAGGCGATCTCGTCGAAGAGCTGCTCAGTGGCGCGGCGAGCGGCCATCGCCTTGCGAGCGTCGAGCGGTAGACCAGCGAGGCGAGCCGCTCGGATCTCCTGCAGGGTGTAGAAGTACTTGATCGAGCTGCCGAAGACGTCGTGGGTGAACTCACCCGACACGAGATCGGCCACCGGAGCATCCTCACCCTGGTTCTTCGAGATCACGGCCTTACCGGTCGGCTTGTACTGCGAGTAGCGAACGGTCTCGGCGCCCTCATCTACGCTTCCGTCGACGGGAACCAGACGACGCCCCTTCAGCTCCGGGAACTGAATGTCGTAGGACTTCCCGCGCACGTGCTCGAGCTGCCGGGAGAGGAAGGCCGACTCGCTGGCATCGAGGCGGAGCTCGGGAAACTGAAATTCGGGCATTCTGGTTTGTCCTTTAGATATAGCGGCACTCGAGAACGAGTCGGCCGGCCGGCAGGGTTGCGGTCGCGGCCTCTTCGAGATTGAGAGAGACTTCGTCATCGGCTGCGAAGACTTGTTTCGCGTCGCCCGAGAGGGTGAGCTCGACCCAGGTAGCCGCGGTCAGGGTTCCCTCTTCGCCGGTCTCCGTTGACCAGCTCGCTGCGACGTCGGTCCCTTCCTTGAGAACCTGGACGGTGAAGAAGTTGGTGGCGTCTTCTGCGAGACCGGTCGGGTTGATGTACTGAGCACGATCGATGCGCCATGCACGACCGAGTTTCGCGATGGCGATCTCGGTGGTCTCCGTGACCTGTCCGTGCTCGAACGGTCCTAGTACGAACCGCTCCATCGTCTCTTCGTTTGGTCGTCGTGACATTCAGTTCACGCCTTACGCCTCGTTGGTGAAGTCGACTTCGATGACGGTCAATCCGCCGGCGTCCGTGGTCTCGCGGAAGAGACCTTGTCCGGTGGCGTCGATCATGTCGGTGCTGTCGTCCCCGACCTCGAGGGCTCCGAGGACCTCGCCACCGCCGGCGACCGCGCGAACCCAGAGGCGGCTGACGTGAGCGGTCGTCGCCTCTTCGGCGGTGACAACCATCTTTCCGCGGCGGAGAATGGTGAACATGACGCCGGGCTTGAGACCGGTGTCACCGAGCTGCGAATCCTTCGCGTAGTCGTGAGAGTGAATCACGAGACCCGCGACCACGTCGTTTTCGGTGGCCGGAAGTAGAACCTCTCGATCGCCGGTGCCCCAGCAGACGGCGAGACCAAAGGAAATCTCCGCGCTCGACTCCTCGCTGATGACGGTCTCGACGACGTCGCCGGACTGCTCGAGACGCTGGCCGGGGAAACCGCGGTCGTAGGTCTGCGAATAGGTGGTCTGCTTACTGGCCATTGTTGGGACCCTTCCAGGCGTTGCGGTTGCGCTCGATCATTGCGTCCCGACGAGCCTTCTCGTCGGTCAGGGCGTCGGCTCGACCGCCACCGCGAGCGGCGGCGTTGGCCTTCAGGGACTCTTCGGCGCGCTCGATCGCGGAGTCGTAGCGGGCGGTCACGTAGTCATCAGACTTGGTGTCGTCGATGACGACGTCCTCACCGTCGACCTTGCGAATGACGGCGACTCGGAGGTCGCGATCGGTCATCGACTCGATGCCGTCCTCGCTGCCGAGAATGCTCTTGGCTTTCGACTCGAGGTCGACCCGGGCGCGTACCGCGGCGGCCACCGTCTGATCGGCAGCGGCTCGGGCTTTCTTCTCGTTCGACAGCTGGGTGTCCAGTCCGTCGGCGCGGGCAACGGCCTGATCGCGCTCCTTGCGGAGCTTCGCGAGGGCATCGCTCTCGGAGTCGGCGCGGGCATTGTCGCGCTCCTTGCGGGCGTCGTCTCGCTCCTTCTCGGCGGCGTCGGCCCGCTCCTTCTCGGCCTTCACGCGCTCGAGCGCGGTGGCGAGTTCGGCTTTCAGTTTCTCCATTTAAAGACTCCTGAGGGTGTCGAGGTAGCAATCAGCCAGAGGCATGAGAGCGTCAATGCGCGCCTGCCTGGCGGCGCACTCGGAACAGTCGGGGGGCGTCGGTGCGGGGTCGGACATCACCGCGGTATCGGCGCCGTCGGCGGCGTCCATGCGAACGCGGGCGGCCTCACCGGCTCGGGCGATGTCAACGATCGCGACGTGGTTGCCGCGAATGTTGGTTTGCTTGGCGTCGTAGAGCTCACCCTCGGGGGTGACTCCTGGGGTATCGTCGAGGTCGACCGTGTAGCCGCAAGAGAGCTGAACCTTTCCGGCGTTCATCTTGGCGACGGTGCCAGCGTCATAGACGACTAGCCCCGCGGCGACGAAGTCACCGTCCTGACGAACGCTCTCCCCGACCGAACCAACGGCGAATTTCCTGGCGTTGTTCGCGTCAACGGAAACCGGCGGGTGGTCATCGGTGACCGGCACCATTTCGAATGACGCCAGAGAATCTTTGTTGAAGACCTCTTCAGCAGGGCGGTATTCACGACGCTCGGTTCCGTCAGAATTCTTGTAACGAAAGACTCCGGTGCGGGTCAGCAGTCCGTCGACGCGGAGGCGCCCGTCCCTGAGCCGTTTGGCTGGGCGGAGCGATCCAAAGTCAAGACGAAACGCCATCTGCAATGACCGTGCCACGTTTGACAGCGCCGGTTAAGCAGAAAGTGTGCCAACACACAAATTTGAGCGCTATTCCCAGGTTAGCGGACGACAGCTATCCCATAGTAGGGCTGGCCGTCGGTGCGCTGAGCCCTGGTGGCACGCCATCTTTTGAGCAGACTCCGGGGGCTGACGGGCTGAACCAGGTCGCCGACCGACTCGCTATCGACGATCAGACAGCGACCCGCACACCACCCGATGACGGTCACCCAGTGGCCCCACCGGTCAACGCAGAGAATGAGCGGCATCATAGGGGACAGGGACGAGAGCCACGCTCGAGCAGCGTTCTGACAGTCAGAAGAGAACTCTGCCGGAGCCAGTCCGATCGCGTCGACGGCAGCGATTATCCCGTGCTCGTCGGTGCCCTCGTCGTCGGTGCCTGCGAGTTCGGCCGCGCGTGCCTGACCGACGCGGATCCCGTACACGGAAGCGGCGTTGACCACGGCGGCGGGGCCACACCAGCTATCCCGCTTTTGCGCCTGCACGTCTGACCCCGACGTATGACCCTAGCCACGAGCCGGCGAGACCGGCGGCGATGACAATCCAGTACCCGGCCACCGCGAACAGTACCGCGCCCCACGTGACGACCTCGAGGGCGACCGCGATGTTGGCGCAACGTGCGGCGCGTCGTGACTCGCGCGCCTCTTGCCAAAGTACCGACAGGTAATCGGTCAAGGCGGAAACGACGAACCAGCCCAACGCTAGTCCGACGTCGATCACGAGAACACGTCGGTTGCGGTGTCGAAGACGGGCTCCGCCCAGCACCGGCAAAGCACTGGTTCGCCGGGGAGTTCGCCGTGCGGCGGGTTGTCGTAAGAGAAGCGCTTGCCCTCGAGGTGATAGTGACTCGGGCGCGCGGACGGGAACGCGCCACCGGGCGTACCGCGCACGCGACGATCACGAGACGTTCGCCAGATGAACTCGGTAACGCCGAGATCCTTCTGTCGGGTGGCGTTGGTTTGACCGTAGAACTTGCCGACCTGGTCGCGGGCGATCAACTTCGCGCGCTTGCGTCCGAAGCCATACTCCGATTCGACATCCTTCGCGATGTCACGGTGGAGCTTCCCCGCCGTGACTCCGCGAGTGACGACCCCTCCGACCTTCGCCGCGACGTCTAGCGGGATGCGTCGGATTAGCTGCGTGTTCTCGGCCACGAAGCCCTCCATTGTCGAGGCGAGACGGCGGTCATTGATGAAAACATCAATTCCGAACGCAGCGCGGATCTGCCGGGCTAGCTGGCTCTTTTGGTGGATCTGGACAGCGTTCGCGAACCGGAGCGCCAGGTTCTCGATCTCCTCGTTACTGAGCGAGCGGCGGAGCACGCTCTCGGCGAGGGCGATCAGCTCCTGGATCCGTGTAGCCTCGCCGGCGTCGGCGCGCTCGGCGCGGTTGTCCTCAAGGAGTCTAGGGAGCTCGGAGAAGAGCGGCTCGAAGACGATCTCGACCCGACGCACGTATCCTGCGAGCGCCCGCGCGTAGTCCTGCGCGATGCGCGCGGGGAGCTGCTGGCGTGGTAGACGCCCGCTCCGCCGGACAGGATTCAAGTCATCAATCTTAGCGACCGCGTCATCTCGTTCTGCACGAAGCTTGGTCAGTTCAGCGTCGTATGCTTGACGCTTTTGTCGAGACGCCCCAATCGCGTTGTGTAGCGCCGCCTCAGCTGCGTCGGCTCGGAGCTTCTCTGACTTGGCTAGAGCGAGGGCGTTTGCTAGCTCCTTCTCGGCGATAAGGCGCGCCTCTTCGGCTTCTAGTTCGGCTTGCGTGGCCACTACTCGTCACCGGAGGGCTCTTCGTCCGGGGGATCGTCGCCGCCCTCACCCTTGGCGGCTTTCGCCGACTCGATCGACTGGCGGAGGGCGAGCTCCTCAGCTTCCTTCGCCTCCTGCTCGAGTCGCTCGCGCTCGGCGAAGTCGACCGAGGTCTCGAAGGAATAGTGATCGGTGCCGAACCGGCTCCGGGCGCAGTCCTCGGGGGAGTAGACCATTGCCCCCATGTAGATTTCATCGGTCTTCGCCTGGTTCAGGCGAGCTACGCTCTTGTCGAGATTGCTCTCCTGCCACAGCGGGCGGTGCTCGATCGTCCACTTCTCCGGCTTGAGCTTCAGAGCGTGGAGCGCGATCTCGACCAAGCGCTTGACGGCCGGGGTCAGCTTCTTTTTCTGCATCGCCCCGACGCGGTCGTAGAAGAATCGGATATCGCTCTCGCCGGTGGCGTTCATGCCGCTCGGGGGCTGGCCCATGAGAAGGGTCAGCGGCATGTCCGCGGCGGCGGCGAGCATCGCGCTGAACCGGTCGAGCATCTCCGGCATCCCGGTGATCGGGGTCTGCTGCCGACCGAACTCGTCTTCGGCGTCGATGATGACGGCGCGAGCGAAGCTTCGCGAGAGCTCGACGGCCTTCGTACGGACCTTGATCTCGTCGTCGCGATCCTCCGCCATAGCTGCGCCGAGTCCGCTGATCTTGTAGACTGCTTGCGCGAAGTCATTCAAGAGAACGGCGGCGGCGTCGAAGCCCATGCCGTGATCGACCAGGATCCGGTAGACGCGGGACAGGACCGAACCGCCCCAGCCGTTCTCTCCCTGCGCGTGGTCGTGCCTCGATACCCGGATGCCGGTGAACGCAATCAGACGGGACTCGTGAACGTAGAGCAGCTCGGGGGCGCTGGCGCCGCTCGAGCTCGGGCCCTTGGCGCTGGTGTTGATCTGGTAGATCTCAGGCTTGCCGAACTTCGGGGCGCGCGGATCGTTGTACCAGTATTGAGGGTAGATCTCGTGCGGCTCGAACGTCGTGAGCCAGTCGAGGGATCGAACACGCTCGGGGATAAGCGGCACCGACAGATCGCGGTGGTCGGTAACGCCGATAAGGATCGCCCCGCCTCCGTACGCGCGCTCGTAGCTCAGCCCTTCGTGGAGCGCTTCACAGGCTCCGATCTCGTCGAGCAGGGTCTCGACTTGCTCCTGTTGCTCTTTGACATCCTCAGCATCGCCCGCGAAGACGACGTCGAAGCCCTCGCGGAGCATCTCGTTCGGCCACGTCTCGACGATGCGGGCGGCGAGCGGGTTGCCGAGCCAGAGATCCTGGGCCTCCTGGCGGTCGACGGCGCAGTGGCGGAAGTCGGAGGCGGTCCGCTTGTCGTAGCCAATCGTCCCGACGCCGGTCAGAGCGTTGACCCAGCCGTCGCGGCGATCGCTGTCGGTTCTCTTATGGTTGGAGTTCCGCGGTCTGCCCGGCCCGCCGGGGTTACCCTTGGCGAAGCGGCCGTTTTTCTGACGGTCCTCCGCCGTTTTTCGAGCCATGCAAGATCAGTACCAGAGATCGGGGGAATAGTTCAGGGCTCCTGTGCGTCATACAGAGCATGAGTAAAGGTGGCGCAAGGTTGGGAGCCGGCCGGAAGAAGAAGGCTGACGCCCGTACGATGGTCCTGCAGGTCCGTCTGTCCCGCGCGGAGCTCGATTCCGTCAGAGAAACGGCCAAAGCCCACGGGATGACCCCGTCTGACCTCGTTCGGACGGCTTTGGGGCTGCGGACTTCGTTCGCCCCGGTCGATTTCTGACGTTTTTCGCTTGCGGGCCACGATTTAGTGGGTATACTGAGAAATATGGACAGCGCGATTCACAGAGCCCTCAACAACTCCCTCATCACCGGCGACGCGGCCACCGTCCACGTTTCTGACATCAACTCGGCCCTCGCCGTCGCTATCAAGATGCTCAGCGGGGCGGTCGTGGACCGTCTTTACCGCGACACCGTCGACCTCTACACCGACGGACGCCTCTGGCTGCGGCTGGTGGCGGCGTAATGGCATCTGTCGGTGATATCGCCCTGGAGATAGTCCGGGCGTACGCTCGAAAGGATTACGACAGCGTCTCCCTCTGGGAGCGCTCGGCTCGGGATGCTGCTGTCGCCGGAGAGTCGTGCATCTGCACAGGGTTTATCGGCGAGCGCGCCGCGGAGATCAGCGCCAAAGCTCTCGAGCTCGCCAAGGAGATCGAGTCCCGCTGCACTGTCGAGCGGCTGGCTCTCCCGTACCTCTGGGAGTATCGTCTGGGGCAGGTTTTGAAAGGTGGGTTCTGATGCGATTGATCTGGTCATACCCTGGTGGTCGTCGGTGGGAGATCACCGAAGGGGTTGAGTTATCCGTCCAATACCTCAGACACAAGGGGTTCTGTGTCTGGGGCCTGGAGTTCCGAGGATTAGTGGTCGGGATCGATAACATCTCGTTTGTCCGCATCGATCGGGGCGTAGTCGCGGCGGGATCCTACCCGAAGTTGAGCAGCTGGCTAGTGTTGGACGACACTCAAAGGCAGCTCGACGAAGCGATCCGCTGGCTAGAAATCATCGCAGACGGAACGTGCGATCACCGTCAGGGGCTCTGGTGCTCTCACTGTAGGGCGCAGAAAGCGCTTAAGTTGGTGTCGCCTTGATCATCCCAATCGAAGGCTTCCTGTTCGACCTCGATGACCCCGACGAGCTAGAGCTAGTTTGGGAGCTCGCGGAGGGCGGGAGAGTCGACCTGGACACCGATCCTAGGTATACTGAGAACGTCGCATGAACAAACGACAAAAGTCGGAGATCTTCAAGTTTCTGGGCTGGGGGCCTCAATCAGCATTCGCGGTAGCGTGCTGGCTCCATGGATCCGACACCGCCTTCAGGGACGAGTCCCACCTAGAGACCCTCGCGTACCTCACATCACTAGAGGCGGTCGGAGAGCTCGAGAGGGACGCTCAGGGGCGCTGGTGTCTCCCGCGCGAGCCCGGGAGCCCTGGGCGCCCCCGCGGGCGCGGCGCCGGCGTGCGCGACCGTACGATCCCCGTCAAGGTCACCGCCACGGAGATCAAGCGATGGAAGGCGGCGGCGAAGACCTCGGGCGAGAGCCTGTCGGGGTGGCTGCGGTCGGCGCTTGATGAGGCGGCTCAAGACACTAAGGCAAGGGCGAAGGAACTCGAGAAGTATCTCAAGAGGCGGAGGAAATCATGAGCGATAAACCACACTGGATCGATGAGATGTTCGAGGAGACCGGAGAGCGAGACCTGCTCGCCGAACTCGGTCACACCCTGATTGACGGCACTCCGTGCCGGCGGCGATGGTGGATCCGCTACAAACTGGCGCCCAAGAAGTCCGACGCTATGAAGCGCCGAGGAGATTCACCGGGCGATCTTCGATGAGGCGGCGGAGGAAGTATGAGTGACCCTTGGGAGACGGACTACCGCAAGCTATGGCGAGCGGCGTACGGAGCACACTTCGCTCTGAGAGCGTTTCAACTCTTGTCGCAGGGTGTTACCCCAACAAACGAAGACTACGACGAGTTTGCCAAGGAAGCGCAAACCGTAGCGACTAAGGCCGCCGGTAGGGCGGCGGTATAGGGAGAAGACTGATGGGACTCGACGTAACAGCATTCAGCAAGATCAAACCGGCAGACCCAACGGCGATCGCCAAAGCGAGCGACGATCTCCGCGCCAAATATGGTGACGTTTACCTAGGCGACGTCGCCGACGAACTCGGCGCGGCTTGCATTCAGCCGGAGCTGCTGGACATAACCGCCTACCACTACCCCGCGCAGGTCGTAGGTCTCGAAGCAGGTGTCTACACCTACGACGGTGAGTTCTCTTGGCGGGCTGGCAGTTACGGTGGTTACAACGAGTGGCGTCGAATCCTCTGCAAGCGCGTTCTTGGGGTCGGTCCTGAAGTTGTGTGGCCGGAACTCGGGTCTTTTACGGGCCGACCGTTCGTCGAGCTGATCGCATTCTCGGACTGCGAAGGCTACATCGGCGCAACAGTGTCTGCGAAACTAGCCGCCGACTTCAGCGAGTGGCAATCTCGCATTGATGACGTCGACGAGTGGTGGTTAGGCAGTTACGCATCGTGGCGGCGAGGCTTTGAGATTGCCGCTGACGGTGGCTTCGTCTACTTCCGCTAAAGCTTAGTCCGCTGCAGGGCGCGCTCGCCCCGCAAGTACGAAAGCCCCATACTAAGGCTATCTACCTGATCGTCGTGGGAGCCATTCGGAAAGACGGCGGTCTCATGGATGAAGTCATCGAGCCAGGGTGCCGCCATCGGTAGTAAGACGTTACCGCCCTCGACGATACCCACGACCGAGAACGCACGGGACTCCTTCGAGACCCCCTTCGGATCCCAGTCCACGATCCCTGATAGATCGACCCGGAGCTCCACGATCACGTCGGAGCCCGCGGCCTTGTCCTCGATGACTAGCGTCGACGTGGGGTACTTCTTCCGAAGCTTGCGCGCCGCCGCCTTCATGTCGAGGATGTCCATCGGGGCGGTGATGTTGTCTAGGATGTATCGGTGAGGACCGCACTCCCCAAAGACCAGCATCGACGTTCTCGACCCCGTGACCGTCTTTTTCGCCGAACAGTCAACGGCAATGATGATCCGGCGGAACGTCGGCAGTGGCTGACCGGGGTCGTAGTAGCGCCACCAGACTTTCTTGAACATCCCACCTTCCGCCGGCGCGGGTCGCTGTTGGTGCTGACCAGCGAAGTAGTAGGAGCCTTTCGCCTTCTCCTCGGTGAGCGTCTTTCCGCCGAGCCGGGCAGGGTGAAGGAGCTCCCCGGGCTCGCGGTGGTCGTACTTCCCCAGGATGCTCGACTCGTTCCGGCAGTCCTCGCACTTACAGGCTAGCTTGTTCGAGGGCTGACCGAGCGACGGCTCGAACTCCGTCGGCAACCTGACGTGACGCCACGTGCTCTGCGCCAGGACGTGCCCAGCCCAGTCATCTTCGTGGAGCCGCTGCATGATGCCGATGCGGAGACAGCGCTTCCGACTGTTCACCCGGTTCTCGATCGCGGTGTCCCACTTATCGTTGACACCGGTTCGGATCAGCTCGCTATTGGCTTCCTTGGCGTCGAGGGGGTCGTCGATGATGATGATGTCCGAGCCCTCGCCGGTGATCTTCTCGTTCGTCGTCGCTGAGTGTCGCTCGCCTCCGACGGAGTTCTGATAGAGCTCGATGGCGTCGATGTCCGGGCGGATCTTCCACGCCGGATCGAAAGCTTGCTGGTACCACTCCGAAGAGATCAGGTCGCGACTCGCGCGGGCGGCCTTAGTTCTGACCTTGCCGTTGCCGGAGAGGTATCGGATCTTGATGCTTGGATCGTGGAGCCATAGCCACGCCGGAAAGAAAACGCCGCAGATTTCGGTTTTCAGACTGCGTGGGGGGACGTTGATCAGTAGATTCTTGTCATCGAGCTCGTATGTCTCTTCGTTCTCTGGATCCCGGAGCGCTTTGTCTCTGACGTCGAGAAGCTTGAAAGCTAAAAATTGAAGGTGGTCACAGATCGTTTTGAGGTGCCAGTTCCAGCTGAGTGGCTCGCCTGGGTGGATCGTCTCCCATGCCTGGCGCACGAACTCGTGCAGCGCTTTCTTCGCCTCCGGTCCACGCCGCTTCGCCTTGGCTTTTTTGATGCGCTCGAGTCGGTCGGCGAGTTTCCTCAGCTTCGCCGCCTGGATTCTCTCGAGTCTGGCCTCGAGGCTGTCTGATCGCTTCTGGGAGAGCGGGACTACGGGAGGGTATTGTTTCCCGGTAGTGTGTGAGTCTGGCAGCTCACTGTCGTTGACGGCGCTCCACCTCAGCTCAGAGAGCCACACTTGCTGGTCTTCATGATCTAAACCTTCCCAGTTCTCAGGAAACTTTAGCGGAGGGCAGATCGGGCATGAGCCGACCTTCGCAACAAGTAGTTTGTGTGTGCAGCTCAATCGAGCGACTCCAGGAACGCGGCATTCTCTGGCGCAGTCTCTTGGAGGTACTTCATGATGCGGACAAAATTACCGACAACCTTGATCTTGGTGTCGCCAAGGTATCCGACCATCAGGTTGCACCTGTAGCAGAGTATGCCTCGTATATCAGATAACGATATCCGAGGACCTTTATGGTCATGATCAGTTGCCCAAGACTTGTTTTTTCTACCAGACTCGGTCTTTTTGCAAAGGGCACACCTTCTCCCCTGCTTCTCGAATAGCTTCTTCCAAGCGTGTGGTGTAAGCCCGTACCTATTGAGTGCCGTTAATTCTGGCGTCCCTTCGATCCGCGCGGCTTCCAATTCGGCATCGAGTCGCTTCCTATTGGCGCGACGCTCTTCAGTCAACCTTCTTCGCTCGTCTCTTTCGGCCTGGGTCAGGCTCGGTTCCCTGGGGCTACATTTCAGGCAATTCCGGCGATTCCCGTGCTCCTTGCTGATGTCCGCCCCGCATTGGTTACATGCCCTCAAGTCCCAACGCCTTTCTAACCAGATCAGAAATGCTCATTCTGTGAGCTCGAGCCGTTTCACGCACCGACTCCAACTCGTCAGATGTCATTCGGATTCGGAGAACCTCTTGTCGCGGTTCGCCCGCCACACAAGGTCTCCCAGCTCCTGCTCTTGCACCGCCTCGCATCTCTATTTAACGCCCTGGCGACCAAGAGTATTCCGTTGCCACGGAAACAAAGATTTCTGACTGATCGATCGGTGTGGGTACAGATTCTTACACCGATCTGATCGATCGTCGGCGTTCGTTGCGCGCCTGGGGGGCCCACCCCCCACCCCCGGGTCCGCCGCCGCGATCGGGGGGGGTGGGCAGATCGGGCACGAGCCGACCTTCCTCACTAGCAGCGCGTGTGTGCAGCCCACTACGGCCTTGCTTCCTTCGCTCGTCGCCTCGCCATGGACACGCTACACCCGAGCTCGTCGGCGATAGTCTTCCAACTGCACCCTTGCTGACGCATGTCGCGCACGTCGTCGGCGCTAGGACCCTTACCCTTAGGCCTCCCTAGCGTCTTTCCTTTGGCCCTAGCCCTCTCGAGCCCCAACATGGTGCGCTCACGTATCAGATCGCGCTCGAACTCCGCCACAGCAGCTAGCACCCCCAGGAGAAGCCTTGACATGGCATCACCGCCCGGCTTGACGTCGAGCCCCTGTGTGACGGCGACGAAGCGAACGCCGGCGCTGGCGAGCGCCTCGATGTTGGCGAGGACGTCGAGCGAGCTGCGCCCGAAGCGATCGAGCTTCCACACCGCCACGGCGTCGATTTCACCCTTCCTAGCGGACTCAAGGACTCGTTGTAGCCCCGGACGGCCGTTCCACGCCCCGCTGGCGGTCTCCGTAACGTCGAGCGCTACGGAGCCTCCCTGTCGCTCTGCCCAGCCCTCGAGCTCCTTGCGCGCTAGCGTCGGGTCCTGGTCGAGCGTCGAGACGCGGTGGTAGATCCCGACGCGAAGCCCTGTCGAAATCGGGGCGTCAGAGACGCTAAAGCTAAGCGTGCGAGAAGTAGGGATTGAGTTGCGCATGGATCGAGTATGCTGGAACCAACCGTTATCGGCAACCCCTCAAGACTTCCGCTTCGCCTTCTTTTTGGCGAAGGCGATGTCTCGGTTGCGCTGCTTCTCGGCGGCCTCGAGGTCGGCGAGCGTTAGGGTCCTCGGCGCGGGCAGAGACTTCGGCTCTTCGATGATCTCGACGTCGATGATCTCCCCTGAGAGCTGCGCGCGGGCGAGCGCTTCCTCCGCCTCGAGTTCCTCGAGGGTGAGGCCATCGAACTCGGCGTCGACCTGGGCGACCTCGATGACCTGGGCAGGCTTCTTGAAGCCCCGCTCGGCGAGCCACGTGGCGGCGGCGACTCGGATCTGCTCGGAGTGCGACTCGAAGACGAGTCGGTTCATCTCCATCACTAGTGCGTGCTGATCCGTGTATTTGCGGATTGTCTCGGCCAGCGAGGTCGTGGAGCGGGGGCGGCCGCGGGGGTTCGGCGAGGGTCCGCCCTTGCGCCAGGCAGGGTTCCCCATGGGCTTAGGTGCCCGTTTTTGTTCATGATCAGACAACGTTGGACAAAGTCTAACACCGAATGATCATTCGGTAAATGCGGTCTGACCACTCAGGCCCGTTGTCGAACGGTCATTCGGTAATTGTGGTCAGACCAATTGGGCGTACGATAGACAGAGTCTAAACGTATTACGCGAAAGTGCATTCGGCGTGTAATACGTGGTAGGAGAGGTTTTCTGACGCCGAACGGAAAAAATCAGCCCTAGTGTAACCTGGCTTACATAAAGGTATGAACCGGAATGAAGACAAAAGGCGAATCGCCCAACCTTGCGGTATTATTGGGAAATCAGCGTTTGTCTTCATTCCCGGCAAAAAAGGGCGATTGGACCTAAGTTCAGGTAACCATTAACTTCTCTTCATTCCCGCTCGAAATTGAAAACGCTCGTCAAATACCTCGTCATACGGTCGCCTTCATTCCCGGGCAGGGTATGAAGATTCGCCTTTAATAACGTGAGTTTAACTGTCTTCATTCCCGACCCTATCTTCGTTCCGGGAATGAAGGCCTGTCTTCATTCCCCCACCCCCACCCTTATAGGGTGGGTGGAATGGAGACGATCGAAGAGGATTGAGACCACGATCAGGTAAGAAATTTTTCACCACAGGTTTATTTTCGTGCGCGTCGGAATTTTCTCTGACCGTATTTCGTTTTCCTGGTCATGCTCACTGACACTGACATAGCGATACTCGAGACCCTCGAAGATGCTCTATGGCTCCGCTACCCAGACAAGCGAAAGATGACGCAGGCCGCCATTAGGGCTAGCGTTCACGGGAATCAGGAGCGGGTAAACGTCGCACTGCATGACCTCTGCCGTCGCGGGCTGGTCGCTCGGAAGATGCGTGGCATCAAACCCATGGGCTGGGTGATCACCGAAGCCGGACTCAAGTCGACCGTCTCACCAGTCGCCTGAAGCCCTGAGCGCCCCCGTAACGCAAGCGCGCCCGACCCCTTCCGAGGACCGGGCGCGAGCGCCGAACGTGCTTAGGAGCGACTAGGCGGCCTTGACGGGTCGCCAGTTGGCAACATCCTTCACCGCCACCCGAACCACCTGCCCCCGAGGACCAGTGAACCCGATCTCCGTGTTGTGGTTGATGCGGTCGAAGCCCCACCGGTATTTTGTCGCCGCCTCTTCCGCGTGCCCGTCCACGTCCGGGACCCAACCCTTCCACACGATCATCTCGATCCCCTTCGGTGTCACCCAGCGAGTTCCGGGCGTCATCTGTACGGCGACGGCTCCGGCCGGGGAGGCTGCAAGCTTCGCCTGACGCTCGGCGTAGGTGTTGGCGGTCTCGAGGGCGGCGGTGTTCGTGTTGTTCATAATTCTCAGTATACCTGGTAAATCAGGCAGCGCAAGAGGAATCGTCAGAAAACTTTCTCGCCCTCAGGTTACGGGTATTGTCGTCTGACGTCCCGGGGCTCCACTCTAGGATAGCAGCAGCCCAGAAGTCATCGTCGGTCTCGTCGTGGCGTTTGTCGTCGTCCATGGCGGCTCCCTACGGGTTCGGGTGCTGGAACGAGCCCTGACCGTGAAAATCGGCGTACTCGTCGATCAGACCGAGGCGGTGCGCGAGATTGATTCCGTGAGAGTCACCGACGCCGCGGAAGTGATCGATTGCGGTCAGGTAGCCAGCGGTGAAATCGGCGGTGTGAGAGCGCTCGAGCTCGGCGCGAGGCTGAACGCGATCCCTGTCGATCGCCTTCATGCCACAGATGAAACCGCCCCGGAACGCTGTGCTGTTCGTGTTGTCCATGTTTCTCAGTATACCCACTAATTCAGGGAGCGCAAGGGGAATCCGTCAGAAAACGACCCCGGGTCCGATTTTCTTCCGAATCGGAAAAAACGGTCAGAAAACCCTTGCAAACGGAGGGAGGACTGTCGTACGTTGCTTAGACCGCCTCGTACCAGGTTCACCTGACAATCCACACCGGAGAAGTTTCTGACATGATGGTCATCACGAGAAAGACTCTCGAAACCCTGCTCAAACGTTCATGCCCGTCGAAAGACGACACGCGGCGGCATCTCATGGCGCTCCGCTTCGAGGGCAGCTCCTGTGTTTCGACCGACGGTCACCGAATCCACGTGCTCCCGGTCGCCTGCGACGGTGAGATCACCGCTAACGTCCCTGTGTGGGCGATTCAGGCGGCTCTGGCTGCCCTCGATAAGGATCAGGCGCCGATCGGTATCACCGCTCTCGCGGGCAAGATTGCGATCGACTTCCCCGGCCGCGACGGGAAGAACACGATCCGCACCCACGGCGACAGCTTCCCTCCCTGGCAGCAAGTCACCTCGAGCGGCGCGCCCGAGGCGACACTCGCCGGGAAGATCAGCGGGCTCCTGAAGCTCGCCCGAGGCATAAAGGCGGAAGCGATCGTGTTCGTCGGGCAGGGTAACTGCAAGGTCGCCGTCTTCGCTGAGGGCGACCCTGGAAATGTCGTCGTGGTCCTCGAGTGTGATCAGAGTTGGTCCGGCAGAGTCGGACTCAATCCTCGATACCTGGTTGACGGTCTCATGGCGCTCAAGTCCACCGGATCGACCGAGTGCACCCTCGATGTCCACGGCGAGCTCGAGCCTGTCAAGCTCGAGGGCAACAGCGGCGGGGTGGTCGTCATCATGCCCCGGAGAGTCTGATGCGCCACCAGCACGACACCATCCCCGGCGACGTCTCCCTGTGCCAGTGCGGGCAGGGCAGGGCTCACCTTACCTGCGACTGCTTCGGTAGGGCTCTCGAGCACCGTCGCGAGCTCTACGCCCGGGCACTGCAGCTCACCCGCAACCGCGCCCTCGCCGAGGACGTGTTGCAGGAAACCCTGACCCGGGCGTTCGGTGCCTGGGAGCGCTTCGACGGGCGGAACGTCCGTGCTTGGCTTCACCGGATTCTGACGAACGCATTCATTACGCACTGGCGGTCGGAGTCCCGAGGGCGGATCGCTAGGGATCGCCTTCGGCGTGAGCTCGATGAGGCGGTCGGGCCGGATGTCCCTGAGGGCCTGTCAGACGAAGTCCAGGCCGCGCTCTTGTCGCTGCCGATGTGTTACTGGTCGGTGATCGTCCTGGCAGACATGAAGGGCGAGAGCTACCGCCGGATTGCTGAGATGATCGGCGCCCCGATCGGGACCGTGATGTCTCGCTTGTTCCGCGGACGGCGGCTCCTTCGCTCGGCTTTGAGTGAGTACGCTCGTGCGGAGTATGGGCTGTCAGGCAGCATGTAACGCACCTTGCCAGAATTCTGGCTGGCGGCGTTCGCGGTAGCCAGAATTATGCTGACCGGTGAGGACTCCTGACCGCCCCAGATCGCTACAGTGTCGCGAAAGAGATCACCAGTGAACCCCGCTTCCCTGCGAATTTGCTGATACCGGATCCGGACCGGGTATTGCTTTATTCCGACTCAATGTCGAAAGTAACCCGAGACGACCTGGCAAATCTCATAAACCGCGCCCTGCGCCTGCAGGAGAAGTCTCTAGAGCTGTATGGAGAGCTCTCTGACAAGTTCGAGGAGCTCGAGCCGAACGGTTATAGCCGCGTGCCGGACTCCCCTGACACGCCGGTGCACGACCGCGTGCTAGAGATCGTTTCGAGTTCTGACAAGGGCGTGACCTTCGTCGATTTGGTCACCGAGATCCCTGCTCCCTTGGCGGTGTTCGAGGCGTGCGAGCATCTCGTGGCGTCGGGTTTGGTTCTGAAGCTCGGAGAGCTCCCTCCTAGATTCTTCCGGCCGGATCAGGGAACGGTCGACGTCAGCCTACTGCAGTCAGACTACAAGAGCGTCCACGTCGGCGACAGCCGTAAACTGCTCGACGCAGCCCGGCGACTATGGTCAGAGTACCCTTGGACGCAGAAAGACGTCATGCGTTTGACCGGCGCCACGACCACCGGAAAGGTAGACTCTCGCCGGCAGACACTCGAGGGCGAGGGACTGGTGAAGCTCGAGCGCGGGCGCTACTTCCTACCGCCGGCCGGTCAGAGGCGTCCTCTGGAGATCCCCGGTCGGGAGAAACTCACAAAGCGCACCCGTCTGAAGAAAGGACGGCACCTAGAGCGCGGCGAGGTCTTCGACGTCAAACGCGCTAGGGATCTCCTCGAGAAGGGTCACACTCAGAGCGAAGTCGCCGACCACCTCGGCGTGAGCGTCTCTAAGCTGCTTCGCTATCTTCGTCTTCGGTCTCGGTGACGTCGAGCTCTACGACCCGGTCGACGATCGCCTGAGCGATCTCGAGCGCGTCGTCGGCGATCGCGTCAGGGTCATTCGAGCCCTGGCGGATGAACTCGCAGGCGAAGCGAGTGGCTAGGGAAATGTACATTTCTTGATCGTCTCGAGTCATCAGGGAGTCCTTGTTCGGTGTTATTCGTGTGACCTACGGTACCGGTTTTAACGTTGCCTACCATCAGGCTTATTCCCGAGAAGGCGCTGATATATCAGCTAGATGCCAGACATAGTGGATTAATCCGCCGCTCCTGCAAAAACCCTGATCGGCTTAAGTCGACCCAGGTGGAACAGCCCGATCCCGATGGCGTCGATGGCGTCGTGATCGTTTTCCTTGAGCAGAGCCCAGAGTTCGAGCTCGGCGTCATCGAGGCGGGAGCGAATCCGCCGGCTCCTAGGGCTCTCTCTGCAGTCCCCCTCCGTCGCCTTGGGAATCCCGTTCGACCACGTCTTGGGCAAGTAGGAAGTGATTGTGGCGCCAATGAGAGCCCCTACGGCGACTCCCACTCCTGCCATCGGCGGCATACTCTTCGCCGGAACCTTCGAGCGGTCGCCGCGGTAGATCTGAGGCCACTCGGTCACGAGCTCGGCGACGCCGGCAGGGAGCGTGTCGGCGATCTTCAGTGCCATCTGCCGGCAGCGCTCGGCGACGTCCCCGGTGGACCGGAGAGTAACGCGCTCCACGTGGACAAGTCTCTGACTGACGAATGTCGCCACCCCACAGGAACGGACCGACGGATCGAGGGCTACTATCAACGCCGCTCCCGTTCCAGTCGCTCCAGCGTCTTCCTGCGCTCGCGGTCGAACATGTAGGCGACGAAGTGTCGGTGAACCCCGAACGCAACCAGGACGCGATCCAGCGCCCACACGGAGACTTGAGCAGCGAGCCCTAGAAAGACGGCGAGACCGCACAGCCCGACGCCGGCGAGGGCGATCCACTGGGCGATCTCAAGCATCGTCAGGGGCGTCCGTCCCGCCTTCACAGCGCTCGACGATCAGGAGCCAGAGATCGTCAGTCAGATCGCTGATCTCGTCGGCCGTCATCGAACCGGGACCGTACTGAACCACCATGCTGTTCAGCTTGTGGATCAAGTCTTCGTCGGGCTCCCAAGGCTTACGCTTCGGAGCCACGGTATCGAATGAGAATCCGACTGTGTCAAAGATGCCGTGGGGATCGATGGGGTTCATGACGCTTTCTCCTGTGTAAAAGATTCTGACTCGCCTAGAACGTGCTCAATCCGCGCCTTGGCGATCTCGCAATACTCCGCGCTCTGCTCGCAGCCGATGAAGCTCATGCCTTCCTCGAGGGCGGCAACACCGGTAGAGCCCGAGCCGGTGAACGGATCCAGGACCACACCGCCCGGCGGCGTGATGAGCCGAATGAGCCAGCGCATGAGATCGAGCGATTTCACGGTCGGGTGAAAGTTCTTTGCGCCGCCGTTTCGCCCGGCACCTGCGCGGGGATTCTTCGTGCCCTTGCTGCCGTCTTTGCGCCCGGTGGCCTCGCCGCCGCTCTTGGTCTCGAGTCCCTCGCAGCCCCGATCACGCTCCTTGCGGTGTGGTTTGGCGACGTAGAAGAATCGAGAGGCTCCGTCCTTAGGTGCTCCGCTCTGACTGTCCAGCTCGGCGACCGGGCAGCCCGGCGCGCACTGAACGACCTCGGTCGCGACCCCGACCGGCTCACAGTCCTGGGAATGGGAGAACGTAAGGTGCGCGGGGAATCTCCCTTCTGAGGACGGCGTGTAGGGCGCGCGGTGTTCAGGCTTGAACCCGTAGCAATTAGACGAACCAGAACCCTCATCGCCACTAACTCCGTACTCGGTACGGTCCCCGACAGGGCGACCGATACGGCAGCCGTCGATGTTCAATGCCCCGGTTCCGTGCTCCAGAAGATTCTTCGCGATCGTCCCCTTGAAGGGCTTTCGCGCGAGCCACCAATCTTCACAAGCGGGCTTAAGCGCCGTTCCCCAGCCCTCCCACTCACGGGCCTCTGGGGATCCGGCGGTGGTCGGTGTGGCGTGGTACGTTGGACGAAGGACATCGTTTCCGTGCCCCTCGCAAGGGTGCCCGTCGTCGAGGTACTTGCACTTGGTTGACGTGCGACCTGCAGGAGCGCGAACAGCCCCCATAAGGTTGTCGATATCGAGCGCTACGTTCCTCGACTTCGGAAACCCTGTTCCGAAGAAATGGGACACTCGATCGCGGATCTCGAACCCAGCGAGCTCGAGCGCCGTCGCCGTCCAATGAGACGTCCTAGGAATCGCCCAGACCAGAGCGTGACCGCCGGGCTTCAGGGCGCGGAACGACGGCGCGAGGGTCTCCGCGAGCCAGGCGACCCACTGGTCGCGCCCGCCCTTGTCGCCGTCCCAACCCTTACCCATAAAGCCTATGCCCGCAGGTGGATCGGTGCAGATAGCGTCAACCGAGTTTTCTCCGAGGAGCCCCAGGTCAGCCGAGTCGCCGTTCAGGAGCACGACCCGATCGGTGTGAATGATCGGCTTCATACGCCGTCAAGAAACCTGTAAGGGATGGGGTTGAAACACGCATCGTCGTTCGTTTCGATCTCCTCACCGGGGAAATCAGCGAAGTCGTCGACCAGCCTTCCAGCGACCTGGCAGAGTCCATCGAGCTGCAGGTGACTACGAATCGTCTCGGACAGCGACAACGTGATCCGTTCGTCGCAGCTAGCGCAGCGGGTAACCCCTCTGTAGAAGAATTTCGCAGGGTGCTTGCACTTCGCCGGATCGTTCAAGACCTGGTAGTGAGGATTGCCGGGGCAGGGACGGGTAGTCCTAAACCTTTCCCCGCAGACCCGACACCGAGAGTCCGCGCCCCAGTCATGAGCCCGACCGACCGGCTCGGTCTTCTCACGATTGACGGCCTGCGGCACCCCGTCGCAGCCCGACAGACAGCGAACGTAGGAGCCGATCACGACCTCACCCGGGTGACCGCAGGGCGCCGGTTTACGCGCGCCGTTCATAGCAGCCACGACACGATCAAGGTAGCGACGGCGACCAGCCCAACAAACGCCGTGGGGCTCTCGAGGACGCGAACCGCCGGCGAACGGAAGGTCACGCGTTCGAGCTCCTTGCATTCAGGGGACTCGACCTCTCTTCTGAGCTTCATCGAGCGCTCTCTGGCCAGACTGACTCCATGACGTCGGCGATCTCTTCGTCGTGTGCTTTCGCCGCGAGCATCACCAGTGCCTCGGTGTATGCGAGATCGAGATCGATTGATCCCAACTCCTCCAAGGCGGAATCACGGTCGGGGTGGAAATCGGTCGCCGCCGTACGGATCAGTTCGATAAATTCTGCGTTCGTCACTTCGACCCCTTTCGAGCTTTCTTCGCCGCCTTCTTGCGGCGTTTGATCCATTTCCCGAGCGCCGTGTCGATCTGCCCGCCAATGGCGGTACCAATCGACCAGCCGCAGGACTTCGCGGCTTCCGTCAGAAACTCCCTGATCAGTTTGGAACCCACGGGATCAACCTTCCTTCGGAGTAAACAGGCTCGGCGCCCTTGTACCACCGCCGCATTAGAGCCGGTGGGGCGGTCGCGGCGTCCGCGAGATCAGGGCAGAACTCCTGCAGCGTCTTCACCATGATTTCAGACACCCGCTCCGCGGCGTCCGCGGCGACATCTTCAGGGCTCTCTCCGATGAATTCGTCATGCTGGAATAAAATCGACCTTGAGCCCCAGAGAGGCGAAGAGCGGTCCGTGTAGCACTCTTTCGCGATCCGGCAGAGTGCTTCCTTCGCAGCGTCCGCGGCGAGTGCTTGGAAATAACCGTTTGCGGCCTGGCAATATTCCAAGTTTCCTCTGACGCGGTCAGAGACGTGTTGGGTGATCTCGCCGTTCAGACCGCTGATGTATTTCAGATAGGGACGGTTCTCCGGCCACTTGATGAACCACTTGTCGCGCAGACCCTCGCTGACCACGATACAGTGCCGGCACGTCGGCGGGATCTCTCGAGCCCGGTAGCCCCACTCCGTGACCATCTCTTCACCACAGCGCTCGGCGCCGTCGACCAACACGCAGAACCGAATCCCCTTGTAGCCCCGCGTGCCTTTTTTGTCGATCTCGACCGGACCGTTAGGGCAGGCGGTCGAGCCCTGCCCGTCGGAGCGGTAAGTGATGACCAGCGTCACCGCGCCACCGCCGCCCGGGTAAAGGAAGTTCGGCGGCTTCGACGCTTGGCGAATGTCGTCGAGAAACCCGCCCTTCTCACGGGCTAGCATCTCCTCGTAAGAGACGCCGGCGATGGTCGCTCCTAGGGCGTCGTGGACCTTGATTCCGGCGTTCAGGGCGTTGGCTAGCTCGCTATGCCCAACGATCCAGAGACAGCTCTGTGCGTGCGTGACGAGCTCGACGCCGCCCCAGTCAACGGAGAACAGCAGGTGATTAGGTCTCGCGACGAAGCAATCCCGAATGCCGCCCTTGCGGGGGAGCTGCTGAATCACTCCCCCGTAGGACGCGCGTCCCGTCGCCAGGAGCGGGTTAGGGTTTAGCGTTAGCACTATTCACCACCCCTGAGCGAACTGGGTCTGCGGCTGATCGATTTCCAACTCTGTCCAACAGGTTTGGCGGGAGCGCTGTTACCCTCCTGCAGGAAGTCCTCGAACGAGAGTCCTCGGTTCAGGAACTCGCGCTTCAACTTCGGCAGGGCGATCAGAAGGATCTGTTTGATCCGTTGCTTCGTCACCCCGAAGTGAGCGCCGATCTGCCAGAGCTGCATCGGACCGTTGACCTCGATCACCACGTGGAGACACTCACCGGAGGGCAGGGAACATGACTCGTCGCACTCATGCACTAGATGTCCCACTCGTAGGCTGCTCGGTGTGCCGCCTGGAAGGGCTCTTGACCTTCCTTGAGCCCTCCAATGAAGTAGGCGAGCCACTCCACCAGAAGCCCGTGCTTGATCGCTTCCTCGATGATCACCGCGATGTCTTCCGCGACTTCGAACGGGATTGGTGTTTGTCCGGCGCTAGGCATTGTCGAGCCCCGATTTCAAGAATGGGATGTAAGTGGTCCGCAATTTGTCTTTCTCGGAGAAGTCAGCGAACGCCATCAGGAGCTCGTCGCCGGACTCGGATAGAGGGTCTCGCCCCGCGGCGACGTCGCCGGTAGGCGTCCGAGGGACGGAAGCGGAATCGAGGTCGATCCCCGTGCCCCCACACCCCGGGCAGTGCTTCTTATTCTTTGGGTGATCGACCTTGCCAGTGCCTCCGCAGGGCTCGCAGATCTCGACAGCCAGACCGCTCCCACCGCAAGGCTTGCACTTCGTCTGCCCCGGAACCTTGCCGCAGCCTCCGCACGTCACGCACTCACCTGAGCAACCATAGGCGCGAGCCAGCATCGACTTGATCAGGACGGTGTTTTTCTTCTCCGCTCCGGTCTTCGCCGAGACTTCCGGACGGCCGTCTTTTCCAAGTTTAAAAAACCCGGCGGATATGAACATCTCCAGATTCTTCGCGCGCTCCTCGGTGACCTCGCGCTCGAGATCGTCGACCGCCTCGCCATCGATCGCGAAGCCCCAGGCAGCCCCCAGGGCCATGCAGAACGCCGCGTATACCTGTCGGCTCTGGTCGTGGAGATTGCGGCTCTCCCACTTGCTGCCATCGCCACGGGGCCACAGACCGTGCTGAGCGAGCGCAACCTCGAGGGTGTTGACGGCGTCGTCGATCGGGTAGATCCGGGCGTCGGCCGGCCACTCCTCGATCGGGATGTCCTCAAGCAGCGCGTAAGACTTCCGCCACCGGTCGTTTACCTTGGCGTTGGTTCGCCCCAGCACGAGCTCCACGCACGTGGCGAGGCTGTAGCGCGTCGTTTGCTTGCCGGTGTCGGGGTTGATCAGCGGCCCGCCGTCAGGGCTCTTTCCTAGATGCCCCTCGGCGATCGCGTGCAGCGCCTCGCCTAGCTGAATGTCCCAGATCTCGCCGCGGTCGAGCTTGGCGAAGATCGGCTTTACCGCGTCGTATCCCCTTTTCATCCATTCGTAGGCGCAGACCAGAAGATCGTAAGAGATATTGGCGCCCACTAGAATCGACTCTGACGCGAGGATCGCCTTGAAGAGTTCAAGCGTGGCGTCTCGATTCAGAATCGTGCCCTGAATCTTCCCGTCAGAGATAGCGGCGACCGAACCGCAGACCAGAGGCGGCGCGGCTAGCCCGGGCTGGATTAGGTGCGTTTCCGTATCGAAGGCGACGAAGCGGGCGGGGTCAGTCACCAACATTCACCTCGCCACGGTGACCTTTAGTGCAGTAGATTTCTTGTTCGTCGACGTGCTGCCAGAGGCGATCGAACCCGAGCGCTAAGACAGCGTTAGTTTCATCATCTGTCAACCAGTCGCGCAACTCCAGCTCTACGCTCCGGTCGTATTGGTCGACCCTCGACATGTCGATAAGCTTCCCGTTGAGCATCTTGAGCAATGTCCTTACCAACTCCCCCTCAGCGGCGTCGAAGGCCAGGAATGCTTTGAAGTAGCGTTCGGCTAGACTCATTTGGCCCCAATCCACTGCTCCTCGGGGTCGAGGGCTCGGAGAACATCGTCGCGCACGCGGTGCAGACTCCGGTGTGAAGTGACTCGAAGCCATTCTCCGCCGTCAATGCGGTACCAGAGCCGCCCGCAGGCCGGCGCCATCCCACCCTCACCAGGAGGGTTACCACTAGACGTCGCTTGAATCTCGATGATCATCTCCGCCCGTCCGTCAGAAGTTTGGTGCTCTCCTCTTTGAGTCCGAGAAGATCGGCCCTGTTACCGTTCGCTGCGGACAGCGCGAGCAGAGCGATTGCGGTGACCGTCTCGCCGGTGATCAGGAAAGCGAGAGCCCCGCCGAGAAGCGCCACAGAGTAGACTTGGAGAAAGAATCTCATAGTGAAAGCTCGTGGTAGCGGAGAAGAAAGGCGACCTCGGCGCGCTCCGGGGAGAAGCCTTCGATCCTGAGGTGGTTATCCCAGAGACCGTTCATGAGCGGCTCGGAAGTAACGCCCTTCGACCGGAGATAGCAGGCGCCGTTCGTCAGGAGCGCGAGACACTCGTCGACGACAATCCCGCTATCGGCGGCGTGGACCGCGGCGGCGGATTCCGGCGTGGACTTGACGCCAAAGCGCTCATAGATCGTACGGGAAACGGTTTTCTCCAGCGTGCGAAAACCGAGCATGACACTCAGTGACTTGAGCTGTTTAATCATGTCCCCCACGACTGCCTCGCTGGCGTCGTGCATGAGACCTTCGAGGGCGTATTCCTCCGGAACGAGCCGGCTGACGTGGATCGAGTGCTCCGCGACGGTGTACGTCACCCGGGTAGCACCGCCGTACCGACCGCAGCCAAACGCCAGGTGATGCGCGATGTCCTCGATCTCGAAGTCCTCGGGGCGGGCGTCGAGCGGGTACCAGAGACGCCCGGTAAATGTTGGCATCGAGGGACCTAATCGGAGTTCGCTCACAGCGAGTAACTCCCCAGCGACCGGGTCAGTCCGATCTGCTTCGTCTCGTCGGTGATCTCGTTATGGTGCTCGTAAACGTAGGCGCCGAAGATATGCACGCGGCCGTCGACGACTTCCTCGAGACGCTCGAACTCGATTAGCTCCCAGCCACCGATCCCGTTGCACGGGAAGGGGAGAAGTGCCGGCGGAGCTTTCCGACCCTCGAGGATGAAGCCGTTGCTGACTGCCAGGTACATCAGACGCGCTCCGGCCATGACCACTCGCCCCACCCGGTGCCCTGTCTCGAGTAGTACTGAGGACCGGCGTCAATACCTGTTTCGATTCCGTCATTGAAGACAAACAGATCAACGCTTTCGTCGTGAACCCGGTAGATGATCGCCGGGTAGACCTCTTCGTAAGAGCCGTGGTAGTTAACGATCCGCCCAACGGTCGGCTTCGGTGTGTCTGCCATATCCGTTTGAACGTCAGGGCGTCAGAGATAATTCCAACCGGCCCAAGTTGTGGAAATTACAACCCGAGTGTACCGCGTCAGAAGCCCGTGGTACCGTCAGAAAACATCTTGACACGGGGGAGATCACCCTATGAGTTTTTCTGACTACCTCGAGGACGCGGTCCTAGACCACGTTTTCCGCAACACCGCGCTGACGTCGCCGACGACCGTCTACACTGCCCTCTACACCGCGGCCCCCAACGACGCCGGCGGTGGAACCGAGGTCTCGGGCAATGCCTACGCGCGAGTCGCCTCGACGTTCGGCGCGGCGTCCGGCGGCGAGATCGCGAATAGCTCCGCGGTCACCTTCGACACCGCGACCGGCAGCTGGGGCACCGTTTCTCACTTCGCCATCTTCGACGCCGCTACCGATGGCAACATGCTGGCACACGCCGCGCTGGGGGCGAGCAAGTCCATCGCCGCCGATGACACCGCCGAATTTGCCGTCGGCGACCTCACCGTCTCCCTCGACTAGCCTATGGCGACCGAGCGTCAGGCTCCTGACGCAATCCTGGCGTCGTCGCAGCTGTCCGGTGCCGTCGGTGACATCGACGACGATCCCGACTCTCCTGACGGTGCCTGGCTAACGCAGTCAGGGAATAACACCGACACCGAAGTCCGGGTCTCGTTCGCGACCCCGACCGGAGCGCCGGCGTCGTCCCAGGAATTCCGCGCGCTCGTGCGCAAGACCTCGGGGCAGAGCGGCACTCCAACCGCCCGTCTCGAGCTATGGGAGGGCGGGTTGCTAGTCGCCGCAGGCAGCGACGTCAACGTCACCTTCGAATCAGGTCAGGTGATCTCCCTCGCTTGGGATGCGTCCCAGATCTCCGACGGAGCTGCCGTCGAGTGTCTGGTGCATGGGACCAAGTCCGGCGGAGCCCCAGGCGCCCGGGCTACCGTGGACGTCGGCGCCATAGAGTGGAACGTCGAATATTCGACCGGCAGCGCCGTCTCGCTCGCCGGATCAGCCGCCGCGTCTTCGTCCAACGCTGGATCGCTGTCCACCTCCCGTGGGCTGCTCGGTCTCGCCGCCGTCGCCGCAATCGCCGCGGGAGCGTTCCTGGCGACCCGGGGGCTAGACGGCTCCACGGCGGCGACCTCGAGCGCCTCTGGGAATCTGTCGGTCGCGTCAGCGGCCGTCGCCCTCGATGGCGCCGCGAGCGCCGGATCGTCGGCGGCCGGTTCACTGTTCCCCGCCCGGGGACTATCCGGCTCCTCGGCGGCTTTCGCTTCGACCGCCGGCGACATCTCCGCGACCCGATACCTGAGCGTCTCCCTGTCCGCGGCTAGCGACGCCGGGGGCGAGCTGTCCATTTCCGGCTCGGCGGGTCTCACGGGCGACGTGAGCGCTTCCTCGGCTGCGTCCGGCGTCATCGCCGTCGGACGGGGTCTGTCCGGGTCGGCGAGCGCCTCGGGCTCGACCAGCGGCAATCTCGGCGTCGGTGGCGCCGTGTCGCTCACCGGCGCCGCCACGGTCTCGAGCGGGACCTCCGGCGGCGTCCGGGTCACTCGGGGGCTGAGCGGCGCCGTGGCGGCGTCAGCGGCGTCCTCGGGTGCGCTGGGGACATCGTCCGGCGTGAGGCTGTCCGGTTCGAGCTCAAGCTCCGCCAGCGCCTCGGGGGCTGTCGAGGTCGCCCGAGGCCTCCTGGGGTCGGCGGCGGAGGACTCGACGGCGTCGGGCTCCCTGTCAGCCCACCGACCGCTGACCGCGGCGGCGGAGGCTGTCGGAGCGGCGAGCGGTTCCCTGACCGTCGGATCACCCTCGGCTCGGCCCGAGTCGCTAAGGCAAGTGGCGTTCCTTAGGAAGGTCAGGCGAAGATTAAACAACCACAGATCGCGCCATTCGCGAGTCAGGCTTAGAGAATGAAAGTTGGCGACACCACACCCCCTATCGCTGTCGAGGTGACCAGCGAAGGATCTCCGGTCGACCTCACCAATGCGACGGTGACTTTCCGCGTCAGGAAGCCGTCTGGCACCGTGGTGAATTGGACGGGGGATGTTACCGACGGCCCCGCCGGTCAGGTCGAGTATGAGCCCGAGACGGGGGACCTTGACGAAGCTGGGATCTGGTACTTCGAGCTAGAGCTCGACTGGGGCGGTGGCAGCATCGAGACATCCCCGGCCGACGGCGTCTCCACGTTCGTGGTCCACGACGCGATCGCCTAGCTTTTTCGCTCGTTTGCCTGCCCTGTGTCGATTTATTTGAAAAACGGGTTGACGCCTACGCGTCGGTGCCTTAGATTGATACTCATGAACACGACGCAGACCAACGGAACCGCCTACCTCATCGCCCGCGCCTCTAAGGACAGCCGCGTCGCCGGACTCCTCCAGGACGTCTACCGCTACGGCCGGCGCGGGGACTACGTGCTCCAGGAGCAGGCTCTCAAGACCCTGGACGACTACTGCCAGGGCGAATTCTCGGCTCGCGACGCGGTCGCCGCCGCCGAGAGCCAGGAGAGCAGGATCGCGAGGACGAAGGAGCTGCGCAGCGAGCTGGCCGACGCCGCCGCGGAGCTCTACGGCGAATGAGCCCCCGCGGAGGCCCCCGCCCCGGCGCCGGACGCAAGCGGCGCCGGGTGCGGCTCCAGGCCTACGTCGAGCCCGAGCTAGCTGAAGCCGTGGAGCGCGCGGCCGACGATGCCTGTCTCGAGATCCAGGACTGGCTCCGGTTGACACTGAGCCGGGCGGTGGCCGGGTAGCTCGCCTACCTCCCAATCTGTTACCACTGAGTCCCAAATTAGTAGTTGGCGAGTAGCGTTTCCCAGATTCTCGGAACGATCCCTTGCACTTCGCCACGGTGGGAAATATTCTCCCGTGCAGGTGCTTGGTATCATTGATAATACCCTTACTGGGGGTCAAGGAGTCGCTGGTTCAAATCCAGTCGCCCCGACAATATCATTAGGGTTTTTGGGATTGGTCGAGCGTTTAAACGGGGTTGGGTAAAGGGGTGGGTAAACGCTCGACCCCTCAAGTTAGCGTCGGCGGGTCGCCTCTCATCTCAGGAGGGCGCCTCTCTCGACGTCTCTCGATCTCGACGAGACGTACTTTAATCGCATGACGATCTCCCGGCGCTGAGTCTCCCTCGAGCAGCCGGTGCAGTTCCGTGGCTTCGCGGATGTCTTCGTCGTCGGCCCACGCCCAGCGCTCTTCAAGGCTCCAGTAGAGCTCACCGATCTCGTATAGGTTACGCATCGCGGAGGTGACCACACCCTCGATGATGGACAGGGTGCGCCGGTCGAGCTTGGCTCCGGCGATGCGATCGATCGCCTTCTCAGCGAGCCAGGCGCGAACCGTGACCGGCAGCTTGGCAGAGTAGTCTAGGCGGAAATTCCACCTCGGAGGCTCGTCCTCGTCCCTGGGATCGAGACTGGCGCGGACGGTTGGCAGGTTGGGCTCTGTGAGGGTCATGATCAGTCCCCGTCGAAGTAGCTCTCCAGGAATTCGAGGGCGAGCCGGGTGATGGTGAAGTCCATGAAGTGGATGTAGCCATCGGCTGCTCTGCCCCAGTGAAACTCTTCGGCGGCGCCGTCTGGAAGGTAAGTCTTACGGCCGGACACGGAGAGCAGGTGCTTTACCACGGCCTTGCCATTGATCGTCATGTCCCATTCGACAATGGCGATGTCCAGCCAGCCGCTATCGTCTTCGTTGACCAGAGCCCACAGGAGGTTCTTAAGAAGCTCGTGACATTCTCCGAACGACTCCCGCAGGCGGTTCAACTTCCATGATGGATCCTTGGACCCGTAGTAGCGGGGATCTGGATCGATATTAATGACTCCGATTGAACTCATCCCGTCTTTCCTCCCTGTAGCAGTTTCAATCCCTCGACGACTTCGCCAGCCTCTTCGGCGCCGGGCTCCGCGTAGTGACGGCGCATGACCTCGGGGTCATTCCCGAGCTGGTCGGCGATGAGCTGCGCCGCGATCCCTCGCTTCGATAGCAGAGTCGCGATCAGCCCTCGCATGGAGTGAGCCGTAGCATTGGGAATCCCCGCTTTCTTGCAGACCCTATGCACCTGGTCGCGGACCCATTGCCGGGTGTGTGGCCGATCTTTGCGACCACGGAAAATCGGATCCCCAGGCTCGCGACCGTCGACCAATTTCAGGAGCATGCCAGACAGGAGCTCGGGGACCTCGAGGGTCAAATCCTTTTCGTTCTTTCGATCCTCGACGTGGATGACGTCGCCGGGTCGCTCGTCTTCGTCCAAGTTCCCGCAGACCAGCCCAACGATCTCGGACGCTCGAAGACCTAGGAGTACGGCGACGATCCCGGCGACGGCGCCGGAGTCCCCTGCTTCGGCCATCTCGAGCGCGGCGGCGTACCACTTCCGGGCATCCTTGATCCGCATCTTGTAACCGGACTTGCCGAGGCTCTTGCCCCGGGGGCGTAGCTTGCCGACCCCTTTGACCTTCTCGGCGGGGTGCTCCTTGAGGTGACCGCCGTCGACGCACCACTGGAGAAACGTCTTCGTCTCCTTGAGCGCGGCGCGGTGGGAGTCCGGGGCCAGGGGCTCGCCGGTCTTCTTACTCGGCCTCGTCCTCAGGTCGTCGTATAGCGCCTGACAGCGCGCCGGCGACAGGGCGGCCAGCGGCAGGGGGCGGGGAAAGAAACTCGCCAGGGCCCATTCCGTGCGCTCGATGGAGCGCTCCTTGAGCCCTCGTTCCCGGAGTTCTCGGATGTAGCGCTTGACCAGGGCGTCGGTGGTGCGATCGAGCTGCGCGATCCCGGCTCGCAGGATCTCTACGTGGCGATCGGCTTCCTTTTCGCAGCTAAACGCAAGAGAGACTTTTCCGCCCTGGGCGTCAACTTCAATGACACGCCATCGGTCTCGCCCGGCTTCGAAGTAAGGTCCGAGGATTCGTTCCATGGTGGCTCACGGTCGCTGATAACGCGATTCAGTCTACTGACTGCTTCTGTCAGGCCCTGGATCGCGGCGAGGAGCTCGGGGTCAGCCATCGTCTTCGTCGCCCTTGAGGCGCTCGAGATCAGCGTTGACTCTCGCCGAACGACGCCATGCGGGACGATCTTTTGTCTTCTCTTCGACGTCAGCGGCGACACGCTCGAACCAACCGGGCCGAGGACCGCCATCGATCGCGTCGGCGATTCGGGAACGCTGCCCGTCACAGTCCCACTTCTCTCGCATGTATTCGCTGGCGTAGGACCACCCTTCGTCACCCCACTCGAGAGCTTCCTCCAGAGCCGCCCGGAGCTGGTCCCGTTCGGCTTCTACTTTGTCAACCGCGGCACGCATGGCCCAGATGATCTCTTTCCACTCGAAGCCTGTGCGATCCGCGTAGTCCAGAGTATCGAGGGCGATTTTCCTAAGATCGGCGTCTGTCATATCGCTCTCCTGTGTCGGGGTCGAGCCACCAATCGCGGCGATCGAGACAGTCACCATCGTCGGCCGCGTCTTCAACGCGACCACTCCAATCGTCGAGAATGACCAGCTCCAAGGCTCCGTCGATCCAGATCGCTACCGAGCACTCGGGGCACTTCGCGTAACTGTCCCCGTCGAAGCGCTCGAGGCATCGCCAGCAGACATCACAGCCGCAAGGCATCTCCGCCAGGTCGCAGAGCCCACACTGGGAGCAAGCACCTTCCTCGAAGGCGTGCGGGAAAGCGATCCGTTTCTCGGCGTCGTTCACTGGTGTCTCCCGTCATCGTTGTCGGGCGGGTACTCGAATTCGATCCGCTTCCACCAGTCAAGACAGTGCTTTCCGCCGTCTACCGTAGTTACAACGATCGTGTCGTCCGCCCTTTGGTGGATGCTCCTGATTAGGAGTTTGATTGGATCCTCTTTGTGTTTGTTGATGATCAGGTAGGCGCGCATGGTGGTGTTCCGTTTGAAAAAGTCCCGAGCGACGGGCTTCGATCCCGCATCTTCAGCAGCCAGCTGGTACCCGCTGACGCTCTGCCGTTGAGCTACGCTCGGGGTGGTGCGCGGCGGCCGAGTCGAACGGCCGATCTCCGAGATACTCATCGGAGCGTGTCTCCTGCCCGCGCGGTCGGCGTTAGCCGACGTTTACTTGTTGTCGGCCGCGATGATGCGGCGAAGGGTCTCGATGGCTCCGCGAGCGATGCCGAGATCGTGAGCACCCTTGAGCAGGACGACTTGTCGGCGCTCGACGGTCGCCTCCCAGTTGGCCAGGTTGTTCTCGAGGTGGTCAGTGTCGGTGGTCTTCATGGTGGTCCTCACTTGCTGATGCCGAAGCGGCCGAGGATGCTGCCGGTCGCCGGGGTCGGTGGAGCAACATCGGGAGCCGGGGCAGGGGCGGGCGTCTCGGCGGCGACCGCCGGAGCGTGCTCGTCGAGCCACTCACGCACCTTGCCGATGATCTCGGCCGACATCGGATACGCGGTGTAGACGGTGTTGCAGACGACGTTCCCTTTCTTGTCCATGATCGGGCTTCCGTCATCCTTGTTCAGCGCCGGTCGGCTTCGCGCTCGCACCATGAGGCCGCGGGCGTCGTCGGTGACGATCGCGGCCTGCATCGCTTCGTCGGAGGCCCCGAGCCCAGCGCCGACCGCAGCGACGAAGCTGTTAAAGCGCTTCTGAGCGTAGTGCCCCTGCATCTTGTGGGCGATGTCGATGAACCAGACATCACCCCTCTGCTCGGTCTCGCGGAGGGTGTCAGACTCGAATACCGAGAAGTCGGCCTCGAGTTTGCGCCCGCTCTCTCGCGTGTCTCCCATCTTCACAGGGCCTCGGAGAACTAGGACGTGGTCACCGGCAGCGAGCTTGGGAGCGTACTCCGCCATCGTGCCAGCGTCGGCGATCTTCGCCAGGACATCTTGAATACTCGACATTTCTACGTTGCTCTTTCCTTTGTCGTGGGTTGTAGTGTCGCTGGGGCAATCCGTTGGTTGGCGCCGCCCGCCTACCCCAGCGACATGGCGGCAGTCAGAAATTAGAACGCCGGAGAAAACTCCGATATTCCTGCAATCAATTTCTGTTCGGCTCCGATTGTCGCCTGGACGTAAGAAGCCCGTAACAGCGCTTTATCTATCTGTTTTGCTAGCTCTGGGGTGTGGGCATAGTACCACGTCAGAACACCCTTTTTCTGACCGGATCGGTGCAGGCGCCCGAGCATTTGCTCCCAGTCCGTCGCCGACGCCGGCGGATGACCTACGAGCTGCCGGTGGAACTTGTACTGTAGGCCGTCCCTGCCCCTGCCGTGGCTCTTGATCGACGCCACGATCGAGCGGTCACCGAGCTCCCTGCCGATGCGCTCGCCGGCGTCCGGGCCCCCTGTGTGGAGTGGTAGCTCACCGATCTCCGCCACCCACAAGCCAAACGCGCGCTTGTCGTACCAGACGATCCCGGGCTCCTCGCGAGCCCATGCGGCGGCGTCTTCGGCGAGGTAGGGATGCAGCCGCACGGCTTCGGTGTCCGGGTCGCGGCCTTTGTTGACCAGCGGCTTCGCCTTGATCCAGCGCTGGAAATGCTCCGATCTCCAATGAGGCAACGGCTCTTCGGATTTCTCCGTTGGAGCGTACCAGAGATCCTTCTTACCGTCCCTCGGGTTGGCGTGAGCTCGAGCGGCGGCGCGGGCGACCAGGTCAGGCGAGTCTAGATGCGGCCGGGGTCGCTGCAGCATGTCCCGCACTTCCCGCCGCCATGACTTCCGAGCCGCGAGCCACTCTTCGATCTGCGCCTTGGTCTCGCCGTTCCTGAACCGCCACCGGTAATAGAATCCGCAGGCAGCTTGCGCGGAAATGCGGAAGAATGAGAGCGGATCGACGATAGGGTCACCGTCTGGCCGCTCCCACTCATCGCGGATTTTCTTCAGTGCTTCGGCGACCACGGCGGGGATCGTCGGCGCTGGACGCTCCTCGATGACCAGTGACACGTCGACCTGCTTCTTGGTGCTCGTGACCACACCCGGGGTCTCCGTGAGTCTTCGGTGAATGGCTGAATGAATCGTCTCGGCGCCTTCCATCAGGGCTTTGAGAGCTCCAGGGGGCGCCAGGAATTCGGCCGGGTCGATCGCCTTCGCCCAGTCCTCGACTACCTCAGGGTTCATTGGCAACGGAGAACCGAACTTTAGCGCCATAGCGCTGAGATGATAATAGTCCCGGATCGAGCTGTCGGTCAGAGATCCCGACCAGCCACAGAACCGGGTTTCTTCGTGGTCGGCGAAGTAGCGCGTTACTCGCCGTGTCCGTACCGCGGTGGCGTTGCGAATGCAGTCGCACTCGTCGGCGATGATGGTGTCCGGCCGCAGACTCTCGAGAAACACGGTCGCATCGGCGCGCGAGAGCCGCTCGTAACTCATGACGTGGAGCACAGGAGCGCCGGGGACCCTGGCACGCCAGTCTCTTCCCTGAATGACCATTTCAGGGACGGCGAAGTGCTCCCTGACCAGTCTGTATTCGAGAATGATTTGATTGATGAGCTTCGCCGGCAGAAGCAGGAGCGCAGTCTTGCAATCCCGCATCGCCAGCGGCGTCAGAATGTCGAGGATCGTTTTTCCGTCGCCGACGTTGATCGGTCCGAGAAGTCCCTGACGGAGCCCTATCTCATAGAGTGCCCAAGCCTGGGTAAGTCGCAGTCGCTCGATACAGGGCCGTCCGGGGCTGATCTCGGCGCACTGACATGACGGGTTGTCGATGGCGTAGCGCTCGGTGATCAGCTCGATAAGCGCCTCGCCGGTGAGGTGGTCGGGCTTCGGCCGGCGCGGGAGTGCCAGGATTCTCTTTAGATCTTTGCTAGGTAAGACTGGCGGCTTGCACCATTGATCGCGAGCGTTGTACACGAAGCTAGCCGCCGCGACGGTCTAGAGATGTCTGGACGGGATCAGTAGGGCACTCGACAAACCAGTACGTCGACCCGCTTTTGGTGCAGAATTCCCACGTAGGCCACCTGCCGCGCTCGAATCCTGTAGCGTTTTTCCAGTCAGGATATTTGCGGCGCGAGAAGCTGGTAACTTTGCTCGTCACTATCAACCCGCCTGAGTCGTCGTAGAACAGGAAGCGCGATCCAACGGTCGGGGCTTCCCATGACTTTCCGGTGACGGTTTCCCCGCCCTCTTTGGTCAGGGTACCGGTCACAGCGGCTTCGCTCCGGGCTGAGCGGTCGGCTCGTCTCCCCAGACCTCTTGACGAGTCTCACGGATCTTGGCTAGCCACTCGTCGTCTGACAGATGACTCGATCCGGTGCCAGGATCGGTCACGTCGATGGCGTCCCGAATCAGTCGAGCGATGTTGACCGCCTTCGTGGCGATCTGAGCGTCGGACACTCTCTCGGCCAAGATCCTGTTTCTCGCGTAACCACTCGTCACGAGTTTCGTCGCCATCAGGGCGATTAGTTCCCGGTCGGTCACAGCGGCTTCGCCCCGGCGCGGATGATCACTAGGTGCGAGTTGACATCGATGATGTCATAGACACTAAATAACAGTTTGTTCACGCACCCAGGTTCTCTCTCTGGGTGTTTTGCGAAACTCCAGTGACCCGCTCCCGCATCTCTTACCAGACCGTAACGGAGAACAGCGTCCCGATCCTTGTACCAAACCTCAACAGTCTCGGGCTCCAATGCGGTCTCGGTAGTTTCCTCGGTCTTCCAGCTCAGGCAGACCGGGAGATCGTCGAATAGGTTAAGGACGCAGTTCGAGTAATCCCCGCCGCCGGGGACGTGGATCCAGATACGAGTGTTGGCCGGCGCGAGCTTCAGGGCCTCGAGGAGCTCCTCGCGAGTCTTGCACTCGGCGCGGTGCTCGGTGACGGTTCGTCGGGTGGCGGTGATCATAGCGGCTTCGCTCCGGCGCGGATGAGGGTGCTGTCTCCGATCCGGTCTTTTACGTCGGACTCATGAAACGTGAAAGGTGTTTTGAAACAGCTGGTCGCGGGAGATTTTTCGAACCACCACCCGCCCGATCCGTTGTCGCGGACCTCGCCATTTTCCAGAGCGTGATCCTCCCAGTACAGCGTGACTGTGTCCTCGGGTGGGGGTGGGATGCGCTCGTCAACCGCTTCCAGAATCCCCAGAGCGAGAATCAGCGCCTTCGATGCGATCTGCGCGTCAGTCGGGCTCTCCGACATGATCTGGTTTCTCGCGTAGCCGCTGGTGACGAAACTGACCGACATGGCGGCTAGCAGATCGCGGTCTTTCATCGCATCCCCCTGGTGTACCCGCCGGGGGCGCAGCGTGGGCGGATCGCTTCGGCGACCACGGAGGCGAACTCAGTGCGCGAGTCGATGACGTAAACGCCGGGCTCGAGCTCGGACTCGCGGACCAGGGCGGCGAGGGCGCCTTTCCACTTGCCGAACGCGAGCGGCGACTTCTCCGGCGCGCAGCGGATATCAGCCGCCCCGCAGTTCTCGGCGAGCTTGGCGGCGAGTTCATCGGCCCAGCGATCGAGGGACTTCGCCGGGACCTCTGGGTAGCAGTCCACGAAGACACGGATTCCGTCGTCGGAATACTGGACGATCTTGGCGTTGGCGGCGCTGTCTTTCAGCTTGCGCCACTTGTCAGCGTCTTTTCGCCATGCCTCGATCTCTTCGGCTGTGTGCGTGCCCTCGCCGACCGTCATAAAGACGGGGCCGGAGGGGGCGATCACTGTGTTTTTTCGCAGTCGCTCGATCTCAGCCTCGAGGACTTCGGCGGCGTTCTGGCGGTCTTTCTTCCCACATTTGCTCCCCTTGAGCAGCTCCAGAGCGGCGGCGACAGGGCTCTCGGCAGCGGCGCACGCTTCCGCCACGGCTTCCGGCGTCGAGTGACCTTTGACGGGGTCAGTCACGACATTCGCTGCCTTGCCGATCAGGACGGAGTCATGATCGTAGATCAGGATGGAATCACCGACGACCGGAGCGGGCGAGAACCCCTCGACTGGCTCGGCTGCGAGCTCCGGTTTGCTCTTCGGGGCGTCCGGGGGCAGGATGGCGGGAACGCCGGACATCGCCCGGATCTCCGGGGGGGTCGCCGAACCCTTGCCAGCCAACTCCTTCACCGAATCCTTGAAGCCGGGCTCCGGGTCGGGGACGTTGAGCTCCTGGGCGAGCTGCACGATCTCAACGGCCTGCGAGAGCGTCGCCTGCGCCAGGGTCCCATAAGGGGCGGGGGCGTTGTGCCAGCGGGCGGCGGCCTCGCCGGTGAGATTCGGGATGCCATGACCGGAGCGCACGATCTTGTCGACGGCGAGAACGAGTTCACCGAAGGTCGGACCGTCAGGGATGTTGGCGGCGGCGGCCTCCGCGGCTTTCAGCTGGTCTTTGATGGCGGCGAGGCCGGGGATCTGTAGCAAGCTCATTGGTGTATCTCCTGTTAGGTGTGCTGCGCCGGCGGCGCCGAAGATGTCGACCAGAGTCTGGTCTCGGGATGTCGGGCAATACGTGGCGTGAGGGCAGCCGCCGTATGCTTTGCAGGATTTCGTATTCGCCGGAACCCGAGAACATTCTGACTCGCGGGCCCAGTCGATCATTGAACGCGCCACGCCTTCGACTCTATTCCAGCGACGAGAAATCTCTGACCGAGTGACGGCGATTGATTTCTTTTCTGACTTGCGAACCTTCGTCGAGAAATAGACGTGCGTCAGGCGGATCTCGGGGGCGCCGAAGTGTCTGGCGGCCCACTCCCCGTAAGCGATCATAGGGATCATGTCGGGGAGCTTGTTCGACGGCGTGGCGTAATCGAGGTTCCCGGTAAATTTCCAGTCTCGGATCTCGACGGACTTCGGCAGGCGAGGAATCACCAGGTCGATGTAGCCGACTACCGGAATCCCCGAGGCGGTCAGTTCCCCGTCGTCGATGGAGTGCTCGATCAACAGAGCCAAGTCTTGGTCGGGGATATAATGCCTTCCGGCGAGGATCGTCCGGTCGAGCGCCTTCTGTCCCGTGCGCAGGTAGTGCTCGATCTGTCCGTGCCCGTTGATGCCAACGGCTTGACTCTTGGATGTCGGCTCCTTCTTTCCGGCGACTTTGTTGAACCACCAGCGACGCGGACAGCCCCCGTATGACTCGGCGTCGGCGCTGGCGATCTGGCTGGGGCTGAGGTACTGGATAACGCCGTCGACGACGGCCTTGCCTCGAGTCCAGACTCTAGGCACTAAGGACTCACCAATAGTGCGAAGACGAACGCACCGAGCGCAAACCCAAAGATCGTGCCGTAAAGGACCCCGAGCGCCATCGAGAGACGTCCGTATCGCACCCACTGATCGACGTCGTTCATTGCCTGCCCTTCTTCACCACGGTCGTGTTGTGGATCTCCGCGGCGAGATCCTCGATGTCGTCTTCGAGGGCGCAGAACTCGCACTCAGGATCGTGTCCGCAGTTCTCACAGCGAGCAGAGTGACCGCGACACTTCCCGTAACGGACGACCAAATCGGTCGCCTTCTCTCCTCTGTCAGCCAGCTCGAGCAGACCTCGGAGGAACTCGTAGCGGGTCTGCCACGCCTGCGAGAAGCGGCTCATTTGTGCTGCCCGGTGCCGTCGCCGTTCAGGTCCCACTCACGCGAGCGGTTGATCGCCATCTTGCGATCGATGGCTTCGTGGAGATCGAGACCGAACGCCCCTGCCAGAGCGTAGAGAACGATCACGACGTCGGCGGCTTCGTCGACGGCTTTGCTGGACATGTTCTCCGTCATCAGGTCTTCCAGCTCGCGCCACTCCTTGCGTGCGCGGCAGAAAGCATTGAGCGGTGTTACCGAGCCGAACGTGTCTCTCTGCCACTCGGTAATCGTGCTCTGGTCCTCTCGAGTGCGACCGAATCGTTGGAACAGTTCCGACACGGTCAGTCGCTCACGCGAGAGGCTGTTGTGGAGTTTGGTGTTTACTTGATGGTATTCGGCGATCTCGTCGTCAGCCTCCTGGAACAGCGCTTCCACCTCTCGGGCTCGGGAGACGTCGAATACGCTTTTCCACTTGCGAAACCTCTCGCGAAAACTCTCGACGTAGCTCACAGCAGCCCCCTGAAGCTCGTCGCCGCTCCGCCGCAGAGCTGCCCGTTAGAGCAGCGCCGGTAATGCGTCACGATGCCAACGAGAAACCCCCTCGAGTCATAGATCGCACCGCCGGAGTTACCAGGCTCAGTAATCGCCGAGTGCTTCATGTCGCCAGGCTTGGGTCCCCAGGATTCAACCCAGCCGCAGCGACGGACGCGATACGGCGACGCACCGACCAGACATACCCGGTCGTCGATCTTGGGCTTCGGTCCGTACTGCACCACCGACCCTTTGAGCTCGGGAACGTAGAGCTTCGCGATGTCCTCGGCTTCGTCGGCGACCAGGAGCTCCGCCTTGTACGTGTTACCCCGCCAGTCATCGATCGCGATCCCGAGCTTGCCGGGGCAATCGACGACGTGGTTCGCGGTGATGACGGTGAAGTCCTCGACGATGACCCCGCTCCCTCCCGCCATGAACATTTGATCGCCCACAACGCAGATCGCTACGACCTTGACGGCTCCGGCGACTTGCTCCGCAGGCGTTCGGCCCGGCCGGGATTCCCCTGCACGCGGGTAGGCGCAGGAAACGACGAGAAGGAGAACGGTCAGAAGTTTCATAGTCAGAGAACGCCGGAGCCGTCAGAAATTATTCCGACGACGCCTCGAGTTCTCTGATAACCCAGCCAACGACCTCCGCGCACTGCGGAACGACCGAATTTCCTAGCGCTTTGAGACGGTCCACTCGATCGGGAACCCCATCATCCACTCCACATACAGGGGGGACAGGAGGCCGCCAGCCCTCCCAAGAAACCCAACCGGAGCCGGGAGGCGTGCGCGCTTCGCCATCGTGTCCAGGCTCGGGCGCTCCTTGCCCACCCGCCCCGCCGCGCCTCCCTTGTTCGACCCGTAGCGGCTCGCCGACGGCGTGGGCAATAAGAAAGACGCGCCGCCGTAGGTGAGGAGCCTCAACATTCGCCGCTGACAGAGGGAGCGGTAGCGTTTGGAAGCCGAGCTGTCCCAGGCCGGCGGTGACTTGATCGACCCAGCGCCGGGCGCCGGAGGCGACGTTCTCGACGACGACCCACCGGGGGCGCAGCTCACCGATGACCCGGGCAAACTGAAACCACAGTCCCGAGCGCTCTCCAGCAAGGCCCGCGCCCTTGCCTGCGCCAGAGATGTCCTGGCAGGGGAAACCGCCACAGATGACATCGACGGGGCTAAGGTTGTGCTTTCCGACTGTGCAGACATCATCGAACCTTTCAACGTCAGGCCAGTGACGCTCGAGAATGAGACGGCAGAACTCCGATTGCTCGACCTGCCAAACCGTGTGCCCGAGCCCCGACCATTCGAGACCAAGTTCGAGCCCACCGATGCCGGAGAATAGCGAACCGATCCGCATCATTTCCCCGTCGCCAGCGGACCGAGCTCACGGCGTCCGGCTTCGGTGATCACCCAACCCACAGGCTTTTTTCCGAGTAGGTGCTGAGAGACCAGACCGCGGCGGAACAGGTCGGCTAGGATGATATTCACCCGCGCCTGCTGTCCCTTGACCTTGGTTCTGACGGCGGCCTGCGTCAGATGTCGCTTGCCACCGGGCATGAGAGAGTAAGCGTCTCCCAGGGCCTCGAGGATCGCGCCTTCGTCCTCCGCGGAGCCCTGCTTGCCCTGCGCGGTGTCCCACGTCGCCTTGACGGCTTCCCCGGCGAGGTCGTCCTCGAGGGTCAACGTCACGGAGAATCGACCGGCACCCCGGGCGCTCTTGATCTCCGACGTCACGTCGGTCTCGAATCGGCAGCGACCGTCGCCCGCCGGTGCTCCGAGGTAGATTCCACTGTCCACCGAGCCGTGAATCGCACCAGATCCGCGCATTTTCTGACCGGCCCGTCGCTTCGAGGTGTCCCCGGTCGACTTGGCGCTGTGGTGGCAACCCAGGACCGTGCAGCCCGCGACGGTCTCGATCGCACGGAGTCGGCGCATGACTTCGGCCATGTCGTCTGACTTGTCCTCCTGTCCCGAGTGCAGGTCACGGAGCGGCTCAAGGATCAGGAGCTCGACCTTGCCAGAGTCCCGCTCGATTCGGCGGAGCGAGGCGATCACCAGCGCTAGGTCTTCGTCTCGGAGCAAGTCCAGGAACCGACCACGGGGCTGGACGTGGAGCATCGCCGTTCCCTCCTCGATGGAGAGATCGCGCCCGGCGATGATGGCGCGGCTTCGGTTGCGGACCGAGCGATCGAAATCCTCGGCAAAGAAGTACGCCACTCTCCGGGGCTTGCCGGTAGGAAACTTCCCACAGACCGGGGTGCCGGTGGCGACTCCGAGGGCGATCTCGCAAGCGATCCACGTCTTGATCGACTTGGGCTCACCCGCGATCAGCCCCGTACCGCCCTCGGTCAGGAGTCCCTCGACGAGCCAGAGCGTGGGCGGGTACGTCTTCGTGTGCAGGTTGATCGCCGGTTCGAACAGGAGCTTTACTTCGCCTGCCTTGCTCTCGTTCCTCAGGGCAGCGCGAACGTCGACGAGTGCCTGGGCGAATAGCTCGCCGTCGGAGCCGGGCTCCGGGGTGGGGAGCGAGATGTCGACCGGGTCGGGGATCCAGTCGATCCCAAGCCACTTGCAGGATTCACCGACGGCGCCGGCGGGGATCCGCTTCGCCAGGGTAGGCCAGCCACTAACGTCCTCGCCGGCGGCGACCTTGGCGATCGAGCTCGAGACCTGCGCAGAGCGCTTGTCGGGCTCCCCAGAGTCGCCGTTGACCGTGGCGGCGATGGCGGTGATGAAGTCTTCGGCGCGCTCCTGGGGCCAGCCAGCGTGTGCTAGGGCGCCGGCGAGGGCAAGGC